TTAATCTGCACCAAATAAATCTCGCGTGTAAACCTTATGGGCAACATCATTAAGTTCATCAGATTTTCGATTAGCGATTATTAAGTTTGTTTCTCGCTTAAAGGAGTCCACATCATTGACTACTCTAGAGTGAAAATACCTTGCGCCCTTTAGAGCTGGCTCGTAGACGATTACCTCAAAGCCTTTGGCTTTAATCCGCTTCATCACCCCCTGAATGGCTGAAGCGCGAAAGTTGTCACTCCCCTGTTTCATCACCAGTCGGTAAATACCGACGACTGGCACTTTGCCTGAGCTGCCAACTTGGCAAAGACGGACCACTTCATTCGCGATGAAGTCCTTGCGCGTGGTGTTGGCGTCGACGATGGCGTGGATTAGGTTTTGGGGCACATCGCGGTAGTTAGCGAGGAGCTGCTTGGTGTCCTTGGGCAGGCAGTAGCCACCGTAGCCGAAGCTTGGATTGTTATAGTGGGTGCCGATCCGCGGGTCAAGGCAGACGCCGCCGATGATCTGGCGCGTGTCCAAGCCGTGGGTTGCGGCGTAGGTATCGAGTTCGTTGAAGTAGGCCACGCGCATGGCGAGGTAAGTGTTGGCAAAGAGCTTGATCGCCTCGGCCTCGGTGCTGTCGGTAAACAGTGTTGGGATGTCCTGCTTGATCGCACCTTGCTGCAGCAGTCGGGCAAAGGTTTCGGCTCGAGCGGAACGCTCCCCCACGATGATGCGCGAGGGGTGCAGGTTGTCGTAGAGGGCTCGGCCTTCGCGCAGGAACTCAGGCGAGAAAATTAGATTCTGTGTGCCGAGGGCTTCGCGGGTGCGCACCGTATAGCCGACCGGGATGGTGGACTTGATGACCATCACCGCCTGCGGGTTGATGTCCATAACGTCGCGGATGACGGCTTCGATCGACTTGGTATTGAAGTAATTAGTCTCGGGATCGTAATCGGTCGGCGTGGCGATGATGACGTAGTCGGCACCGGCATAGGCATCCTGCTTGTCGAGGGTCGCCCGAAAGTTGAGGGGTTTGTGCTGCAGGTAGTCCTCGATTTCGACATCCTCGATCGGCGATTCCTTACGGTTGAGTATCGCAACCTTTTCGGCAACGATGTCGAGACAGACCACTTCGTTGTGCTGGGCTAGTAGGACCCCATTGGAGAGACCAACGTAACCGGTTCCAGCAATAGCGATTTTCACTGCGGAGCGCCCTTAAGGGAATTCATCTCGGCTTTCAAGGCCTCGACTTCGGCTCGAAACGTTTCATATTACGCCACTTTGCGCTTCAGAAACTCCACCGTCAGTTTCGACTTCTGGACCACCCCGGTAGGCTTGAGCAAATAGGCATAGCGCAGCTTGTTCTTGCTCTGACTGAAGTTCTGCATCTTGACCAAGCATTTTTCAACCAGAGCCTGAAAACAGAAATTGATCGTGCCAAGCCCCACCCCCAGATCCTTGGCTAGCGCGCGCTGACTAACCTGCGGCGTCTGATGCAAACGTCGGAGGACCGCGGACTGGATTTCCTTTTGGAAACCAGCCAATTTCTGAAGCGGGGATACGAGGCTCAAAGTGATTTCGGCACGCTACCGCCGTGCCGTGTCACGATCGGCAAGCGCGCTAGGGGCCGTTCTGCTGAGAAGCGTTAGTGCGAACTCGCGTGAGTTTACGGTTTTTTGATGAGATTCGAATGCCAGGCGAAAAATATTTATCGAAAGCATTAGGGTTCTAATGCTTCGCTGACGTCTGCTGGCGTGGTTTCAGCCTGCTGTTGGACGACGGCTTCTTCCATGCTGACGGTGTTCACGACCCGCTCAAACTGCTCCAGGATCTCTGGTTCGTGGCGTTGGATGTAACTATTGACCGCTTCGTTGGACAGCAGCTTGGTCAAGTACCCCTTGGCCACCACCAGGTTGAGCAAGTCTGAGCCGTAGTTCTGCTCTGCATCCTTGTACTGGGTCTGGACCTGGCTCATTTCCTTCTCGAGCTTGACGATTTGCTCGATAGGCGAAGTCTTGTCACGCTCGGCGGGCTTGAGGTCGGCCCGCTGCTCGGGCGGCGTGGCTTTGAGCAAAGCTTCGGCATGGGCCACGGTGATGGTGTTGCTGGTCACCATGAGCTCTACCGCTTCTACCTGCCGGGCAGCCTTCATGTTGCGCAGGATGCGGGTGACATCAGGGGTGAACTGTTTGTCTTGCAGCAGGTCAATGGCTTCCGGGCAGATGCCTTCGAGCAGATTGATGCGCCGGTTGATGGAACTGAGGTTGACGTTGAATGCTCGGGCCAAGCGTTCGCGGCTGACGCCCCGGTCGATGGCACGGCGGAGCATGTAGTGCTCCTGTACCGTGGACAGGCGGTTAATGCGGTGGTTGTAGCTGAAGGTTTCGTCGTCTTTGGCCATCAGGCAGGGCGCAGTTTCCATGCCCAGCTCTTTAAGGGCCAGCACCCGCAGGTGACCGTCGAGCAGCAGGAACTCTGACTTTTTGGGGTCGGGCTGGATGACGGACAGGGGTTCGATCAAGCCGATTTCGTGGATGGACGAGACCACTTGCTTGTATTTTCGGGTGCTCATGGTGCCGTCCATGATCTTTTTGCTGGGCAGCAGGTGGTCAAGCGGCACCTGGTAGGTCTCCAGGTCAAAGCCCAGCAGGGTGTTCAGGGGCTGCATAGGCAGGTCTGGCCCACCCTCCCCTTCCGCCTGACTGGCGGACTGGTAGATGCCAGGGTACATCTCCGCGATTTTGGGTTGGGCGTTGCTGCTGGGGTTCATGCTGGGGCTCCTTCAAAATTAGTGATGCGTTCGGCCAAGTACTTGGGCAGGGTGTCCAGCCCCTCGGCGCGCAGCAGGGTGACGAAGTTTTCGTCGGCAAAGAGTTTTTTGAGGCCCTGCACTACCAGCAACAGGCGCTGGTGCGCGTGCTCGGCTTTGAGGACCATCTTGCGCTGGCGCTCCACCTCTTTTTGATAGGTGCGCACCAAGCTGTAGCTGGAGGTGGGCGGTTTGATCTGCGCCGCATTGGGTGAAGACGGCCCCAGTTGCTGGCGTTTTTCGATCAGGCGCTTGGCCTCGATGATCTGCCGACCCTTGAGTTGGCCGTTTTCATAGGCCTCTTGCAGCAGGTCGCCCAGGTTGGAGCCGCCTCCCTCACGCTGCCCCTCCCCATTGGTGTTTTGCGGGTCGTTGGCGCTGGCCCGGGCAATTTCCAAGGCAGTGGTGAGCGGGATGGAGCCGCGCTGTACACCCTCGATCAGACGCTCTTCGCCCTGCTCGAGCAAAAAGACGATGTCGCGCACGTATTTGGGCGACAAGCCCGTCTTTTGGATGATGACGTCGGCCGAGTAGCCCCGGTTGCGCAGCAGCTCGATGTCCGCCAGGATCTCCAGCGGACGGTAGCCCCGGCGGGCGATGTTTTCAGCCAGGCTCATGATGAAGGCGTCTTCATCGCTCACGTCCACCACCAAGGCGGGAATGTGGGTCTCGCCCAAGATGCGGAAGGCGTTCAGGCGCCCTTCCCCACAGACCAGCACGTATTTGGGCTGACCGTCTTCACCTGGACGCTCGGCCACGGTGATGGGCTTTTTGAGGCCGATAAGCTGGATGCTCTCGACGATCTCCTCAAAAACCTTCATGTTGCGGTCTCGGGAGTTGAGCACCTCGATGCGTGAAATGGGCACCAGGGTCACGTTTTCTGGGGTGTCGGTCATCATGACGGCCTCCGCAATGCTGGGTTTGGGGTGGTGTGCATGGATTTGAGTCCTCTCAGGGTGTTGGAGTGGGTTTAAAACTTGCGCTGCAAACGTTCGCGCTCGGTCATGCCGTAAAAGAAATTCAGGTCATCAAACCGAAAGCACTCGAAGTTCGCGCTGTTGCGGTTGCAGACCCGGATCTCTTGCTCGGGCAGATCCAGGCGGGGCAAGAGGTAGTAGTCGAGCTCATTGGCGTTTTGTGTATCCAGTCGCACCGCCACAGTGATGTCAGGGTTGAAGCGCTCGGTGTCAAACCGGATGCGCCAGCGCTGCTGGCCATTGGGTAGGGTTTGACAGCGGGCCAGCACCAGGCTGATGACCAGCTCGTCGTTGAGGGTCAGCAAATCGGTCTTGCCGTCCCGGCGGACGCTTCCGCCCAGCTCGGCAATGGTCTCTTCGGTACGGCGCACGATCTCGGGGTGCAATTGGCGCAGCCGCCGGTTGACTTCAATGAAGCCCTGATCGCGCGAGGTGTGAAAGCCCACTAGCTCGTAGGCCCGGCTGAGGCTGCCAAAGCGGTGTGCGTAGGTAATGGCGCACGGCAACCCAGGGGCCTGGTCGATGAGGAGACCCGACAAGGTACCGCATTCGGCATACAGGCGCTTGAGGTGAAACAGCAGCTCTTCGTCGCTGTAGCGGCGGGAGCGTTCGGCCAGTACCTCTTGGGCCTTGAGGAAAGTGTCCAGCGGCACGATGCCTTCAAACGCGCCCTCCTTGCGGATCCACATGGCTGGCGGGTTGTTGACGTGCTTTTTCTTGAGTTTGAAAGATCGGCGGTTGTAGACGTTGTTGCCGATGTACTTTTCGTTGGTGAGCAGCTGGCGCACGGTGCTGTAGCTCCAAGGTCGGCCGTAGTCAGTGCGGATGCCTTGGTCGTTAAGCCGCTTGGCGATTTCAGTCAGGGGCACGTCGTCCTGGATGAACCAGGCAAACATCTGCAAGACGGTGGCCACCTCATGGTCAGGGCCGGGCATGAGGATGACGCGGTCGGTTTGCAGGCTCTTGTGCTCGCCGTTTTTGAGCTCGCCCTTGATGGCACCGGTTTGGTCAATCAGCATGCGGCGCAGACCGTAGCCTGCAGGACCTCCTTGGCGAAACCCCATTTCAATGAGCCGGCACTGCCCTGCAAAGACCTTGGCCGAGAGCTCTCGGCTGTATTCACCGGCCATGGCCCGCTTGACGCCTTTGACGATGGTCGACACCGGCGAGCCGTCGTTTTCAAACTGCTCGGCCACGTAGGCAACGTGAATGTTCTTGCGCTTGCAGATGTACTCGTAATAGGCCGATTCGTCCGCATCCTGAAACCGGCCCCAGCGGCTGACGTCGTAGACCAGGATGAGATTGAAGTCGGTGTTGCCCGATTCGACATCGGCAATCAGGCGCTGCAGGGAGGCCCGGCCGTCGATGGACAGCCCGCTTTTGCCCTCGTCGGCATAGGTGCGCACGATCTCGATACCACGCCGGTCAGCGTATTCCTGGATCTTGTCAGCCTGGTTGTGCGTGGAGTACTGCTGATGCTCGGTGGACATGCGCACGTACTGCGCTGCGCGGAATGTTTTAGGTGAGTCTTCTGGCGTCATGGGCACTGGTGAACGTCTTGGTTCTGTTTGTTCGGACCATGTTGGCTTCGAAGCGGCAGAGCTATCAAGTTGTTTCTGGCCCATCTGCGCAGACTTTTTCGATCAGCCACATTTACGCAACTTGCCTGTGTCAATGTGCATGGCCACGGGCTTGTTGAGCATGGACAGCAGGATCATGGAGCGCTGCTCGGCATCCGCTGTTTGGTAGATCGCCTCGATGCCCGCGAAGGGCCCGTCGGTGACGACGACCTTGTCGCCTGGGGCAAAGAGAGCCTGAGGATTGGACTGCTGCAGTTGCTCGCGCTCGTGAAGGGCCGTGATCAGATCGGCCTCGACCTTGGCGGGGTGGCCACCAAACTTGACCAGATCCCGTACGCCCAAAGTGGACCGAATGGGCGACCAACTTTGCCCTTTGATGTTGTCGCTGGTGTCCAGCTGCACAAACACGTAGCTGGGGAACATGGGCTCGGCGACCACCACCGACTTGCCCCGGCGGACCTTCTCCAAATGAAGCAAGGGCATGTAGCAGCGGAAGTTTTGCCGCTGCAAGTTGGTGATAGCCGTGTCTTCCTGGCGTGCCTTGGTGTGGACCAGATACCAAGCATGTCCCGGCGGCAAGGTCAGGTCCTGGACCGGTCTAGACTCTGGCTTGGGGGAAGCTCTAGGCGCCGGCTGCGTCGCAAGAACAGATACTGATGTCGATGTAGATGCTTTGACTCTGGGCGCTGGCTTGAGGTCTTCACGGACCGACGGCTTAAAAACCGTCGGATTCGATTCAACCCCCTGGGTGTTGACCGCTAGGTCGAGCGATCGGGCTATCGAGCGGATAAGCGGCAGGGGCCGCTCATGCTGCAGCACTTGCCTGAGGAGGTGGCGCACTTCGCGCTGCTCGAAGGCTTCGAGGTCTTCAAGGCGGTAGTAGACGTCAAGGCCTTGCTGGCAGATGGGCAGGCCATCATCTTGCCAGCGCAGCTGTTGCAGGCTGCCGGGCGTCAGGCCCAGGCGGTCAGCGGCCTCTTGGGTCGTCAGCAGCCTGGGAGGCATAGATCGCGTGTTTGAGCTGTCATGCCTGCATGAACGCTCTGGCCGGCCCACAAGTCAAGCGAAGGGCAGGCAATATCGGACCCGTATGCCTAACGGCCCCTTTCATGGCTCTTGGCCTGTTCGGCGTACCAGCGCTGAAATGACAAGACCATGAGCGTGGTCTGGGCGGCATCACTGGTCAATTGCTCACAGCTCACGAGAGCCTGAGCTCTGGCGGGATCAGGTACAGCGTGGGAGGGGGCTGCATCAACACCGGTGGCATGCTCGGCATGGGCGGACACGGGGCTGGAACGGTCACTATCGGGCGCTGGTGTGCACAAGCGGTGAGCATCAGTGCCATCGCCAACAGCCACAGGCGGAGCAGGTATTGCAGGGCGGGGCCCTTGACGGGGCTGCCACAGGCGATGGAGTTGGGTCTTGCGGGCGTCATGGTCGGCGGCGATGGTCTGGTTGATCTGGTCTTGCCTGTTTTGAATTTGGAGTACTTGCTGCGCTTGCTGCAAAGCGGCGGCCTGCTGCTGGATTCGCTCGACGTCCCACGCCTGTTGAACACCCTGCTGCCCCAGCCGGTGGCCGGCCCAAAACAGGCCCGCAGCCACCAGGCTTGAAAACATCCATCTCAGGGACAAGGCGCCGAGCCAGGGAAGGAGACCAACACTCATGTAGCCTCCCACGGCAGGTCCAGCCGTTCAAGCTGGTATTTGTCGATCATGGCGATCAACTTGTCGGCATAGCGTGGGTCGGTTGCGTAGCCTGCCTGAGCGACGGCTTGTGCAAAGGTCTTGCCCGTGGTGCAGGCAAAGCAAGCGGCGTAGCGCTTGTTGCGACGCAAAAATTGACCGTGGTCCACCAGACACGCTTGCCAGTCGGGGTAGGCACGCCAGTCGGCCGGGATCACCACCCATTGCTGATTCAAAAACTCCCGGGTCTTGAGCGTGATGCGCTGGCCGGTCCAGCTCCGATCGGCCTTGATGCCAAAGAGGTTCTTGGCCCGCCTGGCCAGGCCCGACTCACCCCAACCGGATTCCAGAGCGGCTTGGGCGACCACAATGCTGGCCGGAATGCCCGTGTGCAAGCGACTGGCCTGCGCCGAAGGGCCAATGAGCGCAATGAAGTCGTGTGGTTTCACAGCATCTCCTTCACATCTTTGGCCACCTGGTCAATGGAGGCGTCGCGGCGCTGGCCGATGAAGTTGAACACCCAGCGCACCACGGCCCAGCCGGGCAGACCACAGGCGAACATGAGCCCGCCCAGAGCGCACAGGCCCACGGTAGAGAACGCCCAGTGGTGCAGTTGTAGGTACTCCACCGTGATGGCACCTCCCCCAATGCTGGAGACCACTGTGCTGATCAGGCCCACGGCCCATTCGCGTTTGTCCCGCGGCGGCGTCATGAGCATCACCACCACCGCGGCCAGGGTGGCGCCACTGGCCAGTGCCGCCGCTGTGCCGCCGAAGGCCTTGTAAGCAGCAGCCGCTCCGGCCATGCCAGAGCTTGTCGGTTCGGGCATACGAGTCTCCAAGTAAAAAGCCCGTCCGGATGGCTCCAGGACGGGCGGGTTGAGGAAGTGAGAGGGAAAAAGATGCGCGCTGGGCTGGCGGCTAGCTGAAGTCGGCGGTGTGCACGGCGGCATCTTCTGCCACGCAGGTGATCTCCACCTGCTCGCCTCGGGGGCGCAGCGACATGACGCGCGCCAGCTGGCTCCAACTTTGACCAGCGCCGAAGGTAAAAAGCGCTCGTCCTGAACCCATGGCATCGGTCACCTCAGGCCATGCCGGCGCAGGAACCACAGCGTGCTGGTCCGACGCTCCGCGGGTCACGTAGAAGGGTCCTGTAACGGAGCCCTCCGACATGCGCAGCACCAGCTGGTGAGCTCGGCCGTCCACCCAGGGCAAGGGCTCCGATGCCACCAAGGACCGCGTCACCGGCTCAAGCCCCACGATCTCCCCGCTGGTTCCCCAACTGGGCATGTCGTGGCTGATGGCGATCAAGTCGCCATAGGTCGGAATCAGCCCTTCCATCTCGGTCGTGAAAGTGATGAGCCGCCTTCGGTAGCGATTGGCTGCAGCGATGTACTTGCCCTCGCGCACAGCCTGCGCATGGCTGGTGCAGCCAAAAAGCGTCACCTTGGCCTCCCTCGTTCCATCTGCTCCCGGCAGGCTCACAGCGACCTCATCGGATTTCCAGGTCTTGGGGTTGAGGTAGCCCATTACGACGGTGTCGGCCGTTTCTTCACCAGGCATGACGTACTGAATCTTGAGGCTGCCCCTGACAATGTTGCGCATCGAGAATAAGGCCACTGGCAAGGTCTTGGGCTCATCGCGCACGATCCGAACAACGCCGCCCTGCAGGAACGGAACGGCCCGGCCGCACCGGGCAATTCGGCCGAGCGCCTCCCAAACAGTCAGGCCTTGGTCAAACACAGCGTCAAAGTGGTCACCCCGAACCGCCCATTGCTGGTCCAGCCGGTAAAGCGCCTGCAGGTCAATGCGCGAGTCGGCCAGCCCTGCCCCGTATTCCGCGCGCAGGGCATCGGCAAAGGCCCAGGCGATGGAACGCGTGGGCACTGGGCTGGACCAACCCGATTGTGGAGACCAGGTGGGTAACTTTCGGGTGACCAGGCAGTTGACCAGCCGGCTTGAGCGCTGCGAAAGGTTGTCGGTGGCCTTCATACGCAGGGCCAGCAGGGTCATGTGCTGCGGCAGTCTCGCGCCAGCCAAGTAGCCCCGCACCTCGCCCCAACGCAGTTCGTGCCCTGCCCTACTACTCAAATCCTTGCTGTCCAGCCGGCTCATCCGCACCTGGTACCGGCCAGGGGCTACCGCATACTTGTAGGACAGCCGCTGGGCCTCGCCACTGGCTGCGCTGTGCTCGCCTTCAGCCAGCATCCACCAGCCCGAAACAGCCTCTCCTGCGTCATCAACCCGCCGAAGCTCCACCCGCCACTGCACCGCCTTGGCCGAGAGACTTCCGTCGTCGTTGGCGTAGTACAGGCCTCTGAGCATCAGCACGTCGATGCCAATGTGGCTGACCTGCGTCTGCGGCGGGTTCACCGTGAAAGGCCCCACCAGCGCGCCCCTAGCATCGGCCAGTGCAATCAACTCCTGCCCGGCCACTTCGGGAGCGGTCACGACATCGTGATTGAAGAGCGTATTGACGCCACCTGGCAAGATCACCTGGGCCTGGATGTCGGAAAAGGACGTAATCGGCGTGTCTTCGATCCGGACCTCGTGCACCTCGTGGTCCCCCATGCCGATCACATGAAGCTGGTGCAGGTACTGGTCATGGTCGACATACTCCGCATACGGCGTGGAAGCAAAGTCGGGAAAGACCAGATGGTGGCCGTAGACCACCGGAATCGGCTGGCTCAAACGCGCATAGTTGCCCTGCGCCTGCAGGGAATACGTCGGGCTTGGACTGTTCAAGCTGCCGGCTGTGGGCACATTGGGCGTCGGCAAGGGCACGAGGGCGTTGACCAGGACAGAGCCGGCCAAGGCAATGCCCGCAGACGCCACAGCGGTTCCCAACGAGCCGGCAAACCCGAGCGTCGAAGCCAGCGGCCCGCCATAGACATTGGCCACCACCATCACGGCAATCATCAGGACGGTGCGCAAGGGGTTTTTGCCACCCCCGCCACCACCGCCCTGGGGCAGGGCCACGAAGAGGATGGCGCCTTCGATCTTGGTCTGCGCCCAGTCAGCTCTGAGCACGGGCTGGCCGTTTTTGAGGCAAATCGTCGGCTGTGAGCTCACCGCCATGCGAACTCCTGCGTCCTGGCACTCAAGCCACTGAGTAATGCTTGAGTTGGCTGGGATATTGAACACCTCCCGGTCCGCTGGCACGAACGGGTTGCGCAGCAGGATGACGCAGGCGGCTGGGTCTTCAATTGCGGCTGTGTTCATTGAACCTCTTTGAACCGGTAAATGCCCTCGACCTGCCAGCCGTGCAGCGCCAAGTTCTCAATGCGCTGAAAAACCACCCCGGCACCCTGCATGCAATGGAGCACCCCGCCCCCATCGACGCCCAGCCACACCCCCACGTGGACGGGGTAGCGAGACTGGCGCATCAGCACGGCATCACCGTCAACACGATCGTGCGGGTGGGCAACGGCCGCCCAACGTTGGCGCTCCGGATGCGACTGAAAACCCTTGAGGACGGCACGCAGGTTGGTGGCGTCCACCGGAATTTCCGGCAGTTCCCGGCCAAAGCACACACGCTGGACATGCAAAAACAGGCCCCAGCAGTCGAACTCATGCGGCCCCCTGCCTCCGGCGACCCAGGGGCGCCCAATGCACTCGTTGACCAGGTACAGGTGGCTCACCTCGATTCTCTTCATCGGGTCAGCCCAGGAAACTCTTTGGCGGTGTAAGTCCGCCCCGGAAAGGCCTTGTTGCCGATGTCCACCATGCGCGCCCGGGCTGTGATGCGAAGCGGATGGGCCTCCACAAAGCTCAAGACCAACGTCAGCGGCGGATCCATCTGCGGGCCCGACAAGTCGTTGGAAAGATACGGCCGATAGGTCACCTCGATCATCTGCTGTGACTGCACGGCCGCATCTAGGTGCCGCATGACCTCTCGCGTCACGTTGTCCAGGGTGATTTCCACCTCCGGGACAGGCATGCTGTCGACCGCCGGCAGGTTCAGATCAAAGGCCATGGCCACAAAGCGCACTTCCTCGCCTGGATGCAGCGGCGCAGAACTTTCCAGATGCGCAAAGAGATCGACCCGATCACGAACCACGCGAATCGCTGTGAGAGCTCCTTGTTCATCCACGAAGTCCGGGTGGCGCAACTCCAGGGTGTGCAAGATCACCACATCGCTGGGCGCGCTGGCATAGGCCTCCCGAATGGCCTCAGAAAGCGACGCATCAGGCATGAGTGGCTCCTGCGTTTTCTGCGCCTGCTGAAGCAGGCCTGGTGTCCACCTCGATCGGGATGACCTTGCGGGCAGGCTTTTGCACCGGACGCCCGGCCCTGCCAAAGACGTCCATGCGATCCTGGGGCAGATCACCGTCCTGCGACTCGATGCGAAACACGGCACATCCCGTCAAGTGCTCAATGGCCGCCACGAAGAACGGGATGTGGTCCGAGTAGGCGTTGTCACAAGCCGCCTGCCAAAGCGGGCCCTCCAGGAACATACAAGCGCCCTTGCAGGCTTGCAGCACCGGGCAAGTGGGGCATTCCGTGCGATGAGACCAATGCGTTGAGGTGTTCAGCGCGACCCCCGCGAGGTCCGCAAGGTGGCCCACGTGGTGGGACTGCCCGTTGGGGGCGACGGAGACGGAACTGACGTTCTGGCAGGTCAGCACTTGGCCTTTGAGGTCCACGGCCAGCTGGTCTGGCCGGTCCATGCCGCACTTTTGACCGAGGCCTTGGGCCGGGCGTCTTTCCAAAATGCTGCCTGCCCACTCCTGCATCCGCTGGCGGGCCACGTCCATGTGAACGATGCGCCCGCGGCGGATCTCTTCCAACGATTGACGCCGAAAGGACACGGCATCGGCGGTTGACTGGAGGGAGTGAGCCAGACCGCCCGCGTCGTACGGATCCACAAAGGCGCCCTCCCCGATGGACAGGGATGGGTCCCCCGTGAGCTGCAGGAAGAACTTGGTGATCGCCTCGCGGCTGGTGTTGGTCCTGTGCACCATGGCATTGAAGGAAATACGCCCTTGCGGTGCCAGCCGCTGGTACAGATCCAAGATGCCTGCGCGGCTGGCTTCGTCTTCCAAAGGGTCTGGCCCCCGGGCGGCCTGGCCCGGGCCGTCATGGCTGATCCCCACACCAAAGCCCATGTCGTCCAGCCAGGCGTTGACTTCCCGGTTGAGCAAGGAGCCATTGGTGATGATGCTCAAGGCTGCGGCCGGGTAGCGCTTGCGCAATCCCTCGGCCAAGGGGCGCAGGGTCTTGATGTAGACCAGCGGCTCGCCGCCCCAGAACTCAATGCGCTGCGGGGGCTGGGGCAGGTTTTCGGCCAAGAGCGCCAAGAACGCCGGCACATCGGCCTGGGTGGTTTCAAGCGCGTGCGGCACAAAGCGCTGGCTGCAATAGTCACATGAATAGTTGCAAGACAGGCCCAGCTGGATCTTGAGCACCTTGGGCGCTTTCTTACGGCCAGGGTGGTGCACGCTGATCGCTTCGATGTGCCCAGACGACCAGGTCTTTTCCACATAGGGCAAGGGCCAGTGCGTCAGATCCCCGGCGAGCAGCTCGCTCGTTTGGTTGTCATAGATGAGCGTCACCGGCTCGTTGGCACGGTTATGCGCACGCAAGGTGAACCGGGCCATCACTGACCCCCTGCTTGGGGGTCGTCACCGGCAAAGGCTTCGGGACAGGCCTGGCGGCAAACTTCCTCGGCACTTTGGTGTGGGAACTTGGCCAGGTGGTACTGGCGGCGCGAGCGAATGCGCTCGCCATCCATCACCGTCACGGTGAGCAAGACGTGCTCGTCGTCCAGCACTTCGATGGTTTTTTCGATCATGGCGGTTTTATTCAGGGCTTTACAGGGTGAGAGCTTCACAGCGGGGTATAAAGCTCGGTGTAGTTGTGGGACGCGACGCGCAGAGTCACGACGAGTAACACGCGCTCGCCGCTGGGGGCGTTAAAGGGATTGGTCTCGTGCCACACCCGGGCGGGGTGCAGGACAGCCAGGCCCGGGTAGGTTTCGACGGCGCGAACCTTCTCCCAAAAAGGAAACCCCGCCATGGGGCGGGGGTCCTGGAGAAGCAATTCACCGTCACCGACGGCCCAGTCACGGTCTTCAGGAGGACTTCGGCCCTGGCCGCAATCGAGGTACAGACACAGCACATGGTCGCCCGTGTGGTGATAGTGGGGTTGGGCTCGCATGCCCTGCCGGTAGCAGACCGGGATGCAGCGGGCGAGCACGGCCAGCTCATGGGCGTTGCCCACCGCATGGGCCTCCTGCAGATAGCGCCGATAGGTTCTGTCGACCCAGCCCTTGAAGTCACCCCAGACTTTGGGAGCCAGCGCCTCATGCGCGGGCTGGAACAAGTTCAGCTGCGTGCGCAATTTCACCGGCACCTCGGGAAGGCCATGCGTCGGTGGATGGGCCTTGTGGTGGACAAACCGCTCGGTGGTGAACTGCTTGAGTTCAGCAAGCTGCTCCGGGCCAAAGGGCGATGGCTCGTGCAGAACCGGCGTGGTCCACAGATGCTCAAGCATGGTCCACCTCCAGCCCTTCTCCGCTCACCACTTCCGTGGCGAACGAGACGGCGATCCTCAGTTCACCGCAGTACCGCGAGATCGGCCGAGCGGTGTGGGTCTGGGTGCCGTTAAATACCAGCAAGCGATTGGGCTTGACCAGAGCGCAGGCATCGACCTCCCCTTGCGAGTCCAGGGTCACGAAGTCCCCGCCCCAGTCCCGCTCCCACCGGCTGACGGGGTACCAGACTGCCGTTCGGGCACAGGATGCGAATTGCGCCGGGAAATCCTGGTGAAACGCCGACTCGTCCCCAAACGACTGGAAATTGGCCCAGATGCGCGTGAACGATTCGTTATCAAAGTACTGGTGGCAAACGATTTGAGCGACCTGGGCCAAGGGGCTGCCTGCAGCCACAAAAGCCTCGTACGTCATCGCAGGGTTCCACGCACCCTGGTCGTAGTGATGCGGGCGGGTGCCCGGCAGCACAAAGTTGCGGTGCCAAAACGCCCCTGGTGCCTTGGCGTGGGCTTTCCAGCCGAACACAGCGGTTTGGCCCAGCAACCAGCGCCGGCAGGCCTGCGCCAGAGACGGCGGCACCGGCTCGTCAACGATCTGGATCCCTGAGTTGGCCGTCATGACAAAGTCACCTGTGCATCGTCCAAGCCCGGGTAGAACTTAAAACCCGCCTTGAGCCGAACCACGTCCCCGCGCTCCAGGCCCAGGGGCAGCACTTTGACCTGCGCGCGACCTGACTGGGTCATCACGCGGGCCTTGGGCAGGTAGCCATTGACGGTTTCACAAAAAACCTCGGCATCCCGATCGGAAATGGGCTGTGCCTGCCCGTCCAGCAGTTGAAGATCGAAGACGACCGGCGCATCCGGACTTGCCGCCCGTGGAGCTTTGACCTGCACCGACGGAAACTTCATCTCCCGGGTGATTTCATGGGATTGATAGCCCAGCTCCTCGACGTCTTCCCCGGCCACACCTTCGACCACGCAGCCTCCCAGGCTCGGATGCAGGTTCACGGTCACGAAACACTCCTCAAAGCTTGCGCTGGCAAAGGGAACGTTCAAGCCCAGCATGAAGTTGTCCTTGGTGATGCGGTACATCTGCATCATCTCGAAGCCGGTAAACCGCGTGGGCATGGAGAACGTGTACGACGGGAAAGGCGCCAACCACTTGCGCAAGCGCCAATCGAAGGAGCAGTTAAAGACCTGGCGGTCCGACCAGCTGCGGCTTTGGCGAAGGGTGGCCAGATCCAGCGTGATCGCATCCATGGCGTAGTAGGCCTTGCCTTCGATCTCAAATGCAGGTGTGGCGCCTTGAGCTCCACCCTCGCCATGGATCAAAGGCGTGGCAAACAGCGCATGAATTTCCTGGCGCTGGGCGTCGACCTGGACTCGGATGGCATAGTCCTGCGCCGGCGCCATGTAGGGAGAGCGGTTGAGATAGACCTTCATGACTGCGCCCCCTTTTCAGCAGCAGCCGCAGCAGGCGCAGTTGCAGTTGCAATTGCAATTGGTGCGGCAGTTGAAGGCGCCGCAGTTGCAGTTGCGAAACCACCGGCGAAACTCCGAGCCGCCGATTTCATTGGCCGCTTCGTAGTAACCGTCGTAGTTAAAACCCACAGATACTGCGTTGAAGGCCTGGGTGGTACCACCGGCGCCGTCGTAGCTGCTCCAGTTGGCGCAGTTGCTCGTGGGAACACCACTGACGCCCCAGGTCCACCAGTTGCCATTGGGCGGGCTCCAAGTGCTGTTGCCTGCGCAGTTGCCGCTGGGCAGGTAGCCATTGCAGTTGCCCGCCCGGTCGTCGTAGTACTGGCTCCATCGGTTCATCTCCCCGATGTCCTGACCATCTCCCATCTTGTAGCCGGTGTTGCGGGCGTCATCGCCGGTCACGCTGCTTTTGATGACGGCGCCATTGGTCATGGTGATGGCGCCGGTCATGGTGCCACCGGTCTTGTCCAGCTTGCCGCTCAGCTCCGACTGCAAAGCATCGTCCAGCCCCGCTTTGGGGATGCGTGTGATGGGCATGGTTGCTCCTCTTTAGATGTAACGCACCACGATCCGCGCGTTGGAAGCGGGTGCAGATGTAAATCGCAATGTCGATCCCGAGTTGGCCAGGATGTAGGCATCCAGCGAGTCCTGGACCACGTAGTTGACGGTTACGATCAGCTTGTGAACGCTGGAGGCGGCCGTGCTCAAGCCAAAGTCTGTGGCCGATCCATTCCCACTGAACACTTGGGGCGCCACATTGGAGCCACCGGCGGCAGCGGCATAGCCCTGGGCCTGGTTCATGTAACTCAGCGTCTGGGTGGCAGACGCCGCCGAGGCAGTGGCCGAATTGGCCGACGCCGTGGCACTGTTGCTGGCCGCCGTCGCCGAGCTCGCGGCATGGCTCGCTTGCTGGCTGGCCGTCACCGCATCGGCAGCGATGGACTGGGCGTAATACTTGGCGGAGTACTCCGCCGCACCAGAGACCGGGCCCGCCGTCTTGTTGGCCCACTCCTGGGCCGCTGCCGCGCCCGACTGGGCTTCCTTGTCCAGATAGCGAACGCTAATCACCACGCCGCTCGCTGGCGCAGACGTAAAGCGCAGCGTGGTCGCAGCTGGCGTCGTGTAAGCGTCCAGGGGCGCCTGCGGAACGCCGGCCACCGTGACGAGGATCGCGCCCGGGTAACCCACGGGCCGGCTGATCGTGAAATCCGTCCTGACGCCGTCGCCCGTGAACACATCGGCCGGGATGACGGTATTGGCCGTGACTGCAGCGGCAGATCCTGCCGCCTGACCGGCCCAGTACTTGGCCGAATACCCGGTCCCATCGACGGTGCCCGTGGTCTTTTGCGCCCAGTCCGCCGCCATGGCTGCCTGAGCCTGTGCGGCGATCAGGGACGCGGCAGCCCCTGTGGCGCTGCTGGAGGCGCTGGCGGCTGAGTTGGCAGCCGCTTGGGCACTGCCCGATGCGTCCGCGACTTTGCTCGACGCGGCCCAAGCCGAGTTGGAGGCAGCTGCAGCAGAAGTTGCCGCCTGGGCTGCACTGGTGCTGGCGCTGCCCGCTGCCGTCGCCGCAGAACTGGCGCTGGCCGATGCATCGGCTGCTTTGCTGACGGCTGTAGCGGCGGATGCCGCAGCCGCAGTGGCCGCGCTGGCCGCGTTGGTGGCAGAGCCAGATGCCGCCGCCGCTTGCGTGCCGGCGGTGCTGGCCGAGGCAGAGGCGCTGACAGCTGAGGTCGAGGCCTCCGTGGCCTTGGCCGCTGCAGTAGAGGCCGACCCAGCAGAGGCGGCGGCGCTGCCCGATGCAGACACTGCGGCGCTCGAAGCCGCGGCAACGCTGGCCGATGCCGCCTGTGCGTGATGTTTGGCGGAAAACTCCGTGCTTCCCGAAACCGCGCCACCGGTCTTGATGGCCCATTCCTGGGCAGCCGCAGCCCCGGACTGCGCTTCCTTGTCCAGATAGCGGGCACTGATCGCCACGCCTGCAGGTGGGGCAGCGGTAAAACGCAGCGTCGTTGAGGCCGGCACCGAATAGGCATCGATGGGCGCCTGCGGAACGCCGGCGACCGTCACGAGCACGGCGCCCGGGTAGGCAACGGGATGACTCAGCGTGAAATCGGTCTTCACCCCATCACCGGTAAAGACTTCGGCAGGGATCACCGTGTTGGTGGTCACCACGGCCGCCGAATTGGCCGCTTGAGCCGCCCAGTATTTGGCGGAGTAAGCAGATCCTTCGACCGGAGCTGCTGTTTTTTGGGCCCAATCGGATGCAAGCTGCGCCTGCCCCTGGGCAGATGCAAGCGCGCTTTGGGCTTCTGCGGCCTTGTGGGTGGCGCTCGATGCAGAAGCGGCAGAGGCAGCAGCGCTTTGAGCCGACTCGCTGGCCTTTTGCGCGGCCGTGGTGGCGGAGGCTTCCGATACCGCAGCCGAGCTGGCTGCGTGGGTGGCGCTGGTTGCGGCGCTCGCCTGCGAGTTCGCCGCTGCGGCTTGACTGCTGCTGGCCTCGCTGGCTTTGCTCCTGGCCATGACAGCGGATGCTGCGGCGGCGGTGGCAGACGTGGCGGCGCTCAGGGCCGAGTCGTTCGCAGCTGTTGCCCGGCTGATGGCCGCATCGCTTGAGGCGGATGCGCTGGCAGCAGACTGAGCCGCGTTACTGGCCTGCTGCGTGGCGGTGGCCACCTGCTCGGTCAGCTCCTGGCGGGATGCGTCAAGCTCCAGGCTTGTTTGCCGAATGACGTGGGCCACCGTTTTCACTGGACCACCCTCGGTGGCCACGGTCATCTGATCGCCCCCATGGACGATCTGGTGAAGCAGCTTCGCATCCCCCTCGAGCGTTCCTACCGCCTCATCGAGCCGGGTCTTGAGGGTCATGTCTTCTTCCTTTTTGGAATCTCTGGCCTGGGTTCGCCTTGGCTGCGCGTGACCTTCCTTGGCTACCAGTAGTCCGTGGCGGCCAAGGACTCATGCAGCCAGGCATGCAAGCGAGTGCCGATGTCGATCGCTGCAGGCCCGAGCGCTGCCGCCACTTGCGTTTCATCCGCTGACAGGCGGGGTAAGTCCTGAACTTCCAGTTGGGCCTTGACCTGCCAACGGCCACCGGCAAGAAGCTCGCTGTCCCAAGCGTCGGCGAAACGGGCCTGCACCAACTGAACACCCAATCCTGCGGTCAGCGGCATGGCAAACCAGGCCACGCCTTGGTTCAGCTGGTGAAACCACCAGGCATCAAACACCGCAAAGGCCTCTGGGCTAAAGCGCCACTGAGCCTGTACCTTGTAGATAAGGGCTTGGGAGCGCAGCCGCACGCGGGCAGCGCCAGCTTCGAGCTCGGTTCTCAAGGTGTTGGGCTGCGCCGAAAGCGCATAGCCGTCGACCCGGGGCAAGGGCAAGGTGTCCGGCCAAATGGCCAGGTTCGCGCTGGGGAGACTGGACGCCCCCGTACTCATCGGTACACCCCCGCCGCCGGATTGAGACCATAGCGACGCTCAAGCGTCGGAGCCAGGCCACTGCCGATGGCGATGGAGCGGGACAGGTAGGCTTCGATTTTTTCGACGATCACATCCAGCCGGGTGCTTCCATCGGCTTGTTGTTGCTCTTCCACCCGAGTCTGGATGCCGGGCGCCCGGTTGATGACATTGACCTGGACGTTGACAGCAGGCCGACCGGCGGCGCCTCCAGTCACTCCCCCCAACGCACGAAGCTGCCCCGGCGTAAAAACGGCCTCTCCTTCTCGCGCAATGATGGGCACCTCGCCCGCCACCAAGCCGCCCGTGTGAAAGCGCCTGGCCCGGGCAAAGTGGGCTGCGCTGACCTGCCGGCCGGGCAGTGAATCACTACCCAACACGCCGCCGGTGTGGGCCACATGGGCGTTGATGTCAACGAGATCGCCAGAGCCCAAGGGAAAGTCCGAAGTTGCAGCCGGACTCAATGTAGGGGTCAACAACCCTGCGGCCCAGTTGGCCAGCGGCAAAGTGATGGCCCGCTGGATCTGGATGCGCACCAGGTCCGCGATGATGGAGTCGGCCAAGCTTTTGAAGTCGAGCTTGCCGGTCATCACAAAGCGCGTGAGCGCATCTTCCATGGAGCGAAAGGCGTTGACCGTGACCTGCTGGGCGCGCTTGGCGGCATGGGTCGCATCGTCGATGTAAGAGCGCAGAGCCGACTTGGTGCCGTACTCGAAGCTGCGCTGGTAATCGGCGTTCGCCCTGACCAACTCTTGGGCGATGGGCAGCTGACGGGCCAAGGCGTCGTTGATGGCGTCTAAGGTCTGCGCCCGCAGGCCGGCGTCTTCGATCTGGTGGGCTTCCTTGCGCGCGGTGGTAGCGGCTTTTTCCAGATCGGTGCGCGCTTGCAAGGCGGCGCGCTCGGTCTCCGTCAGATCCAGCATCTGGCGCTGCAGCTGCAGGGCTTCGATGCGTTGTCGGTTGCTGCCGATCAGGCCTTCGGTGATCTTGCGGGAGGCCGCTTCATCTTTTTCAAAGGCATCAAAGGCTTTGTTGGCCTCCTTCTGACGCTCAATGGCTTCGAGCACCTGGATGTAACGCTCAGCCTCTGCTGCCACGCCCTTGTAGCCCTTGGCCTCGATCTGCAAGGCCCGGGCACGCAGCTCGGCAGCCTCACCCTCCTGGGTGCGGGTCAGGCGCAGGCGCAGCTGGTTCATGAAGGCTTCGCCTTCATTCACCTTCTCGGCAGCGCTTGGCTTTTGAAAGCCCGCAAGGTCCAGTTCCGACCGAGGCTTGCGCGGCAGCGTCGGCAAGAACTTGTCGTAGATGGCCTGCACTTGCCTGGCCTGGGCTTCGGTGTCGAGCACGAACTTTTGGCCCATGATGCGTATCGTGCGGCGCTGCTCGTCGAAGAAATGGGTCACCCGGTCGACATAACCCGGGTTCTGGTTGATGTTGAAGAGCCGGTCGTTGGCGGCGCGCACATAGTCATCCCGCGCGTCCTGAAGCTTCGCGATCTCCGCATCGATGACCTTGGGGTCGAACCCCATGGACTTCATCGAGCGCAGCAAATCGGTCTTCAACCAGGTCTCGATGTCCTTGCCTACGACCGACAGGCTGTCCAAGGGCTGCGCGATCACCCGCTTGGCCAGCACGGCCGACTCGGCGATGAAGGCCAGACCCGAGGCGACGGACTCCAGAAATGAAAGCGTCGCCTCCCGGTTGGATGTGATGCGCTGCAGCTCGTTGCTGAAACTTCCCGTTTCGCTCTGCGCCAGGATCACCTGCTCGGTGAAGTCGGCGAGTATCGGGATGACGGCAGCACCGATCTGGCGCTGCACGCCTTCAAAGATGGCTGACAGGCGCGTGAGGTTGTCGTTGAAGGCCTCCGAAGCCCGCGCCACGTCCTCAGACATGACCAGGCCCAGGCGCTTTGCTTCTTCCATCAGCGCCGCAATGCCTTCGCGTCCTTGGTTCAGGAACGGGATGATGGCTAGGCCCTCTTTGCCAAAGAGCTTGACCGCCAGAGCCGCCTTGTCCGCGCCATCGGGCATGGCCGAGAACTTGTCGGCCAGATCCAGCAGCACCTGCTCGGTCGGGCGGATCTGCCCATGCACATCGGTGGCTGAGACCCCCAGCGCTTTCAAGGCGGCACTGCCCTCTTCGCCGTTGACCTGGGCATCGAACATGGCCACCGAGAGCTTTTGCAGCGCCTTGGTCAGGCCTTCGGTGCTGACATCCGACAGTTTGGCGGCGTAGTCCAGGGCGGTGATCGCCTCGACCGAGACGCCAGTTTTTTGCGAGAACTTGAAGAACTCATCGCCCACGCGCGCCACGGGCATGACCAGGGCCGTGATACCCACACCCAGGGCGGCGACACTGGCCCCGGCGATGAGCCCCGCGGGACCGAGCTTGCCCAGCACCGAGCCCAGCAGCCCCAAGCGCTCGGTCGCAGCTTCCAGTTGGAACTTGGCATCGTTGGCGGCGCTGGACAGAAGCTTCAGTCCACTGGATGCAGGGGTCGCGGCCGCTTCGATCTTTTTGAGCGCGCGCTCCCCCTTCTCACCGAGCTCGGACAGCTCAGCCTTGACCTTGCCGCCGTCGACGACGGACAGGCGAATGGAGAGCTTGCGTTCGGCCATGGATGTTCTGCCTCATCTAGGATGTGTTGACATCAGCTACACACTGAGCCCATAATTCGTGTATCTAATGCATACACAGGAGGTCGCCATGCGTGACGCCGCCATCAACCTCAGAGCCCTGCCCGAGCAGCGCGACCTCATCGACCAGGCCGCATCGGCCTTGGGCAAGAACCGCTCGGACTTCATGCTGGAGGCCGCCTGCGAGCGCGCCCTGTCGGTGCTGCTGGATCAGGTGTTTTTCCGGCTGGACGCCGACAAGTTCGAGCAGTTCGCAGCTCTGCTCGATGCCCCGCCCCAACCCAATGCAGGATTGGAGCGGCTCATGGCCGTCAAGGCACCTTGGGATGCAAACGCTGCATGAGCCCCAAGCTCTTGCCGCCACAGCCGCTGGCTGCTGAGCATCGACTGGAGGGCTTTTCCTGCGGGGAATCAACGCTCGATGAGTGGCTGCGCCGTCGGGCGCTGATCAATCAAACCAGCGGCGCGAGCCGCACCTTTGTGGTGACCGACGAGGCGCAGCAGGTGCTCTCCTACTACGCGCTGGCTGCGGGCGCCGTGACGCACCAGGAATCACCGGGCAGCATTCGCCGCAACATGCCCGACCCTGTGCCTGTGATGGTCCTGGCCCGTTTGGCGGTTGACCAACGCGTGCAGGGGCGGCAAGTGGGTGGCACCATGCTCAAAGATGCCCTGCAACGCGCCGTGTCCGTGGCGCACAACATCGGTGTACGCGCCCTGCTGGTACACGCCCTCAACGATCGGGCCCGTCAGTTTTACAGCCACTACGGCTTTGTGCCATCACCGGCCAACCCCATGACGCTGATGCTGCCCCTGCATGGCAAGCAGGCGCATTGATGGATTGATTGGTTGATTTGCTGGAAAGCGCGGAGATTGCGAACAAGCCAGCCCGTCGGTCAATCCTCCGTGGCTATTCCTGACATCAGGCCCGCCTCGACCGCTGGGAACAGATCGATCGCGGTGGCCCTGTCCAGCCCGTTGCTCTCGCAGGCCAGCATCCACGCGTTCAGATCCAGCCCGACCACGCGGCCCTGGGCCATGCGCAACTGGCTGGCGCAGACGTCAATCGCACTGGCGGCTTGCCACCCGTCCAGGCTTTGGGGAGCGTTCATGGTGTATGGGCACTCAAGACACGGTTCAGGACAAGCACTGCAATAGCTCGGCCCGCCACCGAAGTGCCAGGCGGTGCGGGCCTTCAGGCGTTTTTTTCTGCATCCAGGGCGTAGAGGCCGGCCAGGTACTCGCGCTCGAAAGCATCGGCCAGCAGCCAGTGCTCCATCAGGGCAGCCACGCCCTGGGGAGTGACGGCCGCGGGTTTGCCTTTGTCGTCGGCCACACCTTCCCAGGCCAAGACAGCCAACTTGGCAAGCTCGGTGATGAGGGTGGCGGTGCGCTCGCCGGCAGCCGCCGTGTCGGTACCGGCCACTTTGGAGGCAGCATGGCGCGCGGCCATGACGAGCGCGGTGGTGGCGGGACGCACCTGCAGGCGCACGCCTGCAGCCAGCGTGATCCAGTGCGGCTCACGCGGAAGGTTCAGTTTGATCATGAGAGACCTCGGAGTAATCAGTAGGCGGTGACGTCGTTCACCAGCTCGACGGTCAACATGCGCGCCACACCGGCGGCCTTGGCGGCTTGCCACTCGAAGGTGGCCTGGATACCGCCGGGGCCGGAGATGGACAGCTTGGGCTTGGGGAGGTAAACCTCGTGCGCGATGAAGGTCAGGCGCCGATCGGCGTCGATGGCGTAGCCGAAGGTCAGCTCCAGCGGCGTGTTGTTGGTGGCAGCATCGATCAGCGTCGTGTCGGCAAAGCGCACCTCGAGGTTGCCGGTGAGGCTGGCCACTGTGGGATCGGCGCCGTCGATCTTGCCGTCCGAGCGGATGGTCTCGATGCGCTCCAGGTTGTTGGAATAGGTCAGCTGCGCCGACACCACGTTGCCCAGCGCCGCCCCGCCTTGTTTGATAGAGCCTTGGAACTGGTTGAAACGGATCAAATCTCGCGTGGCGGGTGTGGCGTCGAGCGTGGCGGCCTGCTTGGCCTCGCCCTGGGCGATCAAACCCACCGTGGTATTGGCCGCGCCAGATCGCGCAAAGCCCACCTGCAGGCTGTTTACCATCACGCCCGAGGCCACAAACCAGGCCGGGATGTCCGGCAGGCCTGTCTCGAGCGTCAGGCTGGGCAGGCTGGGTTTGCCGGAGGTGAAGGTGTGCGTGACCACGCCAGCACCACTGGTGCTGGCATCGCCCAGCAGGGCTTTGAGCCAGATGCCGATGTTGCGCACATCAATGGGTACGACGATGTCGCCCTCGACCTTGATCACGTCGCGGATCGGGGCACTGGGGTCACGCCCCAGGCCGATCAAGTCGTTGGCAATGAGCCCTTGCTCGGAGCCCAGGGTGGTGGAGACAAAGGGCAGCTTCCAGTGGTCGCCCACTGGGTGGCTGCCGTAGGTGGTCTCGAACGCGGCCAAGAGGCTGGCGTTGGCGCCATAGGCACGGGCCATGAGGTTTCTCCTTCGGGATGGGTTTCAGTTCAGCGGACCCGAGCTGCTGTAGTGCAGGACCACGGGCAGCAAGCAGGCCTTGATGCCGCTGCTGCCCTCGGCCGCCAGCTCGTCGAACCTGGGCGGGCCGATCTCGGCGTACTCGATGACGCCACCCAGGGTCCGGTCGGCCTCGATCAGGGCGGATAGCTCTACCAACAGAGCGTCCATGCGGGCATCGCGCGCACTCCCATCCGGGTCAGCCACGAACAATTCGATGGCCACCTGGTGCTGCCAGTGGTAGGTCAGTGGGGAAAGCGACACCTCGGGTTCGCCCATCTCGCCGTCACGCAAGATGGCCATGGCATGGTCCGAGACTCGCTCGGGCAAGGCGGAGTTGCGTTTGACGGTGGCGCCGAGGGACAAGTGGCCAAGCAGTACAAACAAAGCGCCGATGGCGTTTTCGCGTTGACTCATGTGGTTGCACCTTTGCGTTCCGCCTCGTCGAAGCGGTGGCCGATCCGATTGGCCAGGGTGCTGACCCAACGGCGCGAGGCACTGTCGATGTCGAGTTTCTTCTTCAGGGTCACCTGGGGCACAAGCAGGAACATTGGTACCGTGACCAGGCCTTGCCCAGTGGTTTGCGCCTTCTGCGACGCCACCGAGAAACCGCCGCGCTGACCCTGGCGGGCACGCTGGTTTTCTGCGACGAGGAGCGAAGGCTTGCCCCGGCGGTAGACGAAGCGCAGGCGCTGGCCGCGGAGTTTTTCCCAAAGGCCGGGGGTCATGCGTTTGCCACGCGGGCCTTTGCCAGCAGCAGGTAGCGGGATCGCCAGCCAAAAGCCGTCCTTGGAACGGATGGTCGTGCCCTGGTCATGGGCACCCACCACCTCAGGGGCCCGGCTGTAGACCAGGCCCGCCGCCTTGATGCTCATCTGGCCCTTGGGGTAGACCTCACCACGCCAGATGTTGGCCAGGCGCTGACCCAAGCCGGCGCCCGTGATCTGGTTGCGCAGTTCGGTCTTGAGCCCGTCGGTGACTTCGCGGATCGAGTGCGTCACGGCCTGCTCGGCAATGCGCACCTCTTCAAGCAGCATCCGGTCCAGGTCACCGGACAAAGCCGCCATCAGCCTCATACCGGTGCTCCGGTCAGCGTCCAGATCAGTCTGTGGCGATCGGCCAGCGGCTCCCCCACGACCTGGTAGGTCTGATCAGCCACGGTGAAACGTTCCCCCTCGCGGGGTGATGCCACGGCACTGGCCATCACATCAAACCGGTGGGTGGCCAGTGCCAACCGGGTATCGCCAAAGGATTCGACAATGTCGGCCTGCTTGGCGATGAACCGGATGGCGACTTCTCGGCCATCGGCCAGACGGTAGGTGCCAAGCACCCCCAGCCGGGCAAAGAGCCGCGAGATCGCTCGCTCAAAGGCAGCATGCATGAATCAAGCCGTCAGTTTGATCAGCACGCCGGGACGATGGCACATCGGCAGCGGGTTGCTCTGCGTGTGCAGGTCGGTGCCCCGGTCGAACTGGCGTGGCGCCTGCTTGGCATAGACCGGCTGGCCCAGGGTGTTGACCGTCTCGTTGAAGTCCGCGGGCGCAAAGTAGGTGCCAAAGGTGTCCACTGTGCCGACGGGGAAGCAATGCGCTTCGCCGTCCGCGATGAACTTGCGCACCGTGCCATCGGCCGAGCTGGCCTGGCCCCGGTACTCCTCGAAGGTGATGCCGCCGTAGGTAAAACCTGTGCGCACATCCTCGCGCAGCCAGGCGCCTTCCTGGAACCGGGAGTAGGACTCCACGACGTTGGCGTGGCCGGTCAGCGCCTCGAAGAAAGACGGCGAGCACAGGCAGCGCACGCCGGTCATGAATTCGCCTTGCAGAGCCTTTTCCATTTCGCCGAGGACCTTGACGCACTTGCTGCGGATGTTGGTCTTGGCATCTGCCAGACCCAGCGACAGGGTGGTCGCCTCGATGCCAAACTCGTCGTAGAGGTTGTAGATGGTCGAGCCATCGGCATCCAGGATCTCTCCCTTCAAGGCGCCCATGCGCAGGTGCTCCAGCGTGATGGCGTGCTTGTTGCGCATGGTCTCCAGGTGCCGAGCCAGCACGCCAGCCAGGGTTTCGAGCTCGGTTTCCGAGCCAAAGGCGCGGATACCCTGGACCTCTTCGGGCAGCACCACGTCGTCGTGCGGGATGTGGGGGATGACGAAGGAGCGGACCTTGCGCTTGCCACGGGTGCCCACGGTGCCGGGCGAGCCTGGGGGCATGGTGGGCAGCAGGTTCAGAACGCCGTTGCGCTCTTCGATGATGATTTGCCGAAAGCGCGTGGGCTTGGCCGGGAAAAGGTTGAGGTCTTCCAGCCGGCCGTAGCGGTTGGGCACCAGGTTGATGGCGGCCGTGAGGTTGGCCATGCTGAAGGCCGGGTTGGCAAAGAGGTTCTGCATGTGAAACTCCAGAAATGACAAAACCCGCACAAGCCAAACGGCTAAGGCGGGGTCAAGAGGGTGGGCTGGACGGGGTACGGGTGGGTCAGGCGCCGGGGTTTAAGCGCTGGCGCGCACCAGCACGCCACGCTCGGCCAGTTGCTGCTCGTAAGCGGTGCGCTGGGCACCGGTGAGCGCGATCGGCCAGACCAGCGCGGTCTTGGCCACGATGGCGTGACGCGTGATCAAGATGGCATCCGTGTGATCGGCATTGGTCGCATCGACGGCGTTGGCCAGCACGCCCATGGCGAGCTGGGTGCCGTCGGTGGCCGCAGGGTCGATGGCGTAGTGCTTGCCGTCGCTGGCACTGCGCCCCAGCACCGTGCCCAGGGGCAGGTTTTGGCCGGCGGCGACGGTGGCCACCTCGCGGGAATAACGGTTGGGCGCTTCGTACTTCAAGAGATCGCCCAGGTTGTTTTGCTCGGTGATGACGGGCATGGCTGATTCCTTTCTCAGGCTTGGGCGGTGAGCTTTTTGACGGCCGCCACGATGGGCGAGGCCTCGGGGCGATCCGGTAACTGGGTGCCCGCGTTCACGGTGATCGTGGAGCGGATGTCGGCTGCCTCGGATTGCGCGGCACGGGCGTCAATGAGGACGCGGCGCACATCGGCTTGGGATTTGCCCGCGGCGATGAACTCGGCCGCACGGTCGGGGCAGCCCGCGAGCAGGCACAGCTCGGCGATGGCCTGCGCCGCGAGGCTTACCTCGAGCTTGGCGTTGGCAACAAGCTTTTCAGCGTCGACCAAACCGATCGTGTCGGGCGCGGGGTTGTTGGGGACGGCGGGGTTGTCGGGGGTGTCGGGGATGTCCTGGGGATCAGGCATGGAGAGCTCCTTGAGGGGATGTGCCGCCTCAGCACGGATGACGCCCCGCACCTGAGACGGCGGATGGGCAAGGACGTTGTGATGGGAGTGGAGAAACTGATCAAATTCGGCCAACGTTGCCTCCAGCGTCTGAACCCCGTCGGCCAAGCCCTGATCCACGGCACGGCTGCCAAAGAACAACCCCGCCTCGGTGGCGCGCACATCACCTAGATCCAGTCCGCGCATGGCGGACACGTGCTCAGTGAAGATCGCGTAGAGACGATCGACCTCGCCTTGAAGTTCTGTCTTAGCCGTATCCGTCAGCGGCTCGTGGGGTGAGTAGTCGTTTTTGTGGGCCCCCGCCGTGATCGCGGTGTAACGGTAGCCGTCTTTGGCGTCCTTGACCGACTGGTCCACATGCAATGCAATCACGCCGATGGAGCCGACACCACCCGTTTCCGTCACGAACAGGCGTTTAGCGCTGGCGGCGATGGCATAGGCGGCGGAATACGCCGCGTCATTGGCCACCGCCCAGACGGGTTTGCGAGCCGCCACCTCGCGCACCCGTCGGGCCAACTCAAAACTGCCCGAGGCCTCGCCTCCGGGCGAGTCGATGTCCAGCAAGATGCCACTGACCTGGGGATTGGCCAGGGCAGCGTCGAGCATCGCTGCGATCTCGCCATAGGAGGTCAGACCCGAGGCGGCCTCCACACCGAGCGCGCGCTTGACCATTGAGCCGTGGATTGGGATCACGGCAATCCCCGCCGGGGCTGCAACGGACGACGGGCGCGGGAAGGCAGTCATGTCCATCATCGGTATCGCTGGCACGTCGGCCATGCCAATGCGCGGCCCGACCACGGACAGGATCACGTCCAGCTTGGGGCGGTGGATGAGCAAGGGCGTCTCAATAAGGCGAGAGGCCAGCAAAGTCAGCATGGGGTTGAACTCCTTGCACAGGCTTACTACAATTGTGGAAAAGATCGATTGCGGGTAATGCCATGACCACGTCCACCTCCACGTCCACCTCCACGTCTACCTCCACGTCCACTTCCATCTCGATACGGATCGACCAGTCGCTTTACGACCAGGCACGCAGCGAAGCTGCGGTGGAGCACCGAACCATTGCAGGTCAGGTCGAGTACTGGGCCAAGATCGGCCGCGCCGCCCTGGACAACCCTGACCTTCCCGTCAGCTTCCTTGCTGAGTCCTTGGCCTCGATGGCCGAGCCGCGCGAGACAACCACGCCGTTTGTGCCCAGAAGCCGCCGGCAATGAGCTATCAGCTGGCGCAAACCCGCCGATTCGCGCGCGCTTACAAAAAACTTCAGGACAACGTCGCCGCCGATGTGGACGCGGCAGCGGCGCAGGTTTCACTCGACCCCTCGATCGGCGAGCGCAAAAAAGGGGACTTGGCGGCTTTGCAGGTGTACAAGTTCCGCAGCCAAGGCCAGCTGTACCTGCTGGGCTACACCGTCGATGACCACATCCGCCTGGTCTACCTCGAGGCCGTGGGGCCTCACGAAAACTTCTATCGCGACCTCAAGCGCTCTTAGCCGCATCGTCGGCAAGGACATCCGGCACTGCCCCCACCGACCCGACACCGAGATCTGGTGCTTGGTCGTGCCGGGCATCGGAGTCAAAGACCAGTCCCAGTGCATCGGCCCGGGCGTTGTCAGCGGCGATTTCGCGGTCCACGTCTTCGGCGTCGTAGCCGTTGCCAGAGATGGCTTCTGATCGGCTCATGAGGCCCGCCCGGATGGCGAGCTTCATGGCGTTGAACTCCTTTTGCGGATCGACCCAGCTCCAGCCCTGCGGGATCCACTTGGCGGTCTGGTAGGTGCGGCGATCCTTCCTGTAACCGGGTAGATCAATCGCCCCTTCCAGCACCGCCTGGTCCATCCAGGCCCTCCAGATGGGTCGGCACAGCTGGTGCACGAGCACGCCGTGCTGTAGGGCCTCGCAGCGGCGTCGAAACTCCAGCAAACCCGCCCGGATGGAGGAGTAGTTCACCTGCGTCAGGTCCCCGGTGAGCATCTCGTAGGTGATCCCCATGGCAGCGGCCACCGCACGGAACTGCTGGCGCATGAATTCGGCATAAGAACTGCCGACATCAGCGGGCGCCGAGAACTTGATGTCCTCCCCGGGCTCCAGGAGCTGAAGCGTGCCAGGCTCCATGCCCGCAAGTGCCACGCCATGGGCGTCGGCCGCCGACTCGCCCAGGAGGTTGTCTTCCGGGGCCATGCGGGTGATGAAGCCCGCGAACATCGCGGCCGTCTTCTTGCGCACCAGCTCAGCGTCGTCGTACTGGTCCAGTTCATTGAGTTTGACCAACGCCCGGGTGAGCCAGGGCTCGCCCCGGATCTGCCCGGGCCTCAAGGGGCGAAACAGGTGAATCACTTCACGGGCATCCACCCGCACGGTGTCCATCCCACCCTGGCTGGACATCGGCGCCAACAGCCCGTCGTTCGGGTGGGATCGGTACAGGTGGTACGCCAGCCGGCGCCCCAGCCGATCAAATTCGATCCCCGCCCGAATGACATTACCGCCGGACAGATCCCGGTTCATGGTGGTCGGCAGGTGCTCGGCTTCGAGCACCTGGATCTGCAGGGCCACCGGCAGGCCATCTTCAACGCGGCGGTAACGCAGCCGAACGAGTGCCTCGCCGCCTTCGAGCATGGCCCGGGTGGCCAGGGCCTGCAGGCCGTAAAAGTCGGTCAAGCTGGCGGCGTCCGCTTGCTCGCACCAGTCCCACCACAGGCTCTGGATCGCCTCCCGGGTGGTTTGATCTGACACCATGCTCTGCGGCTTGATACCCGTGCCGATGGCGTTGGCCACAAAGGCCTCCATCCCCGCGGCGGCCCAGGCGTTGCGCCGCACCAGGTCGCGGCTTTTGGCGCGCAATTCGTCCTGCGCCAGGGACAGGGCCGCTACAGCCCCCGGGTTGCTGGGCATCCAAGACAGCGCCCTGCGCCCTCCCCCTCCCCCGGCGCCGTCGTAGACCGGCGGCGCGCCAAAGAGCCGGCGCCTCAATTGTCCGAGCCACGCCATCACAGCCCCTTGGCGGTGAGAACGCGAATCTGCCGCGTTTTGACTCGACCGGCCTGGCTGGCCAGTGCGGACTGCACCTGGGCAATGGCGGCCTGGAGGTCCGCGACGCTGCGGTATTCGACGCTTTTGCCGTCGTAGGCCACGCGCTGCTCACCACTGGCCAGTGCCTCTTGCAGGGCCTCCAGATGCCGCGGCGTAAAGCCAGCAGTGCCTCCAGATGAATCGGTTCCAGACGGACGGGTCATGGGTGCTTTCATTTCATCCAGTTGCTGCGGATCACCCGCCGAGAAGGGGTGGCCACCGCCGGGGTTGTGGACAGAGCAGAGCCTGCCATCCCAGGCCGAAGCCTCAGGGGCAGTGCAAGGGGCTGAACGGGTCCCAGGTCATTGGCTTGCGTTTGCGGGTGGGAGGCATTGGCTGCTGGAACAGCCCCTTCAGAGCTCAAGGCATCTTGCGATTCCGAGTCGCCGCTCACCCCCGCCGCCTCACGACCTTCACCCTGCGGGGAAGGCAACGAGCCTGGCACTTCAGAAAGTGGCGCCGGCCCGCTTTGCTGCGCCATCAAGAACTCGGGCGTCTCAAAGCCGGGCCGCACCGGAAACAGCCCGTCCATGCGCAGCTCAGGCGGCTCCGGGCCCACCGGTATGCCCAGCTGGCGTTCGAGCTCGAGCCAGTGGCGCTCCTCAAAGCGGTCCAGGCCCGCCAAGTTCGCGGCTGCGCGGGCGTAGACGTAGCAGTCCAGCGCCTCATTGCGCTCGCGGATCTTTTGCCACTCACGGAAGGGAAATCCATTGCGATCGCGCCGGGTGATGAGTTGCTCAGAGCACAGCTGCTGCACATACTCCGCATCCACCTGCGGCAGGTGCACATAGCCCTTGGGAAAAACAATCTCGCCGTCTTCGGTCACCTCCACGCTGGCGCGCAGGTGATTGAAGAGCTCCAGCTTGGCAATGCCGCCCACCACCGCATAGACCCTCAGGCCCCGGCGCAGGCGCTTGCCGCCCGTGGTCATGTCCACCGCGGTAGGCAGCCCCACCAAGGCAGCACCTCGTGCGACACCCTTCATCGGCAACAGCCGCGGATCGCGCTGGGTGCGGGTAAAGAAGTAGGCCTCCTGGGTGGCGTAGCCGGTGTCCAGGCCCATGCGCACCAGGCGCATCGTCACGCCACTGGCATGAGTCCAGCTTTCTTGCAGCATCTCGCCCAGGCGCCGCCACACCGAATCGCGTGCGGTGTCCCCTCCGAGCACCCGGTGCTCGATGAGCCAGGCGTGTTGCTGGCGGCCAAAGCCCCAGACGGACACCTCGATCCGGTCCTTTTGAACGTCAATGCCTGCCGTCAGCAGCAAGGCGCCGTAGGGGACGGTGCCGATGCGGTAGCTTTCTCTGCGCTCCAGGAGGCGCTGCCACTCGGGGGTCTCCCCCTGCTCCACCCAGGTTTCACCCAACTCGGTGTTCTTAAACGCTTTGAGCGCCACCGCAGAGCCCTGGGCCGTCTCCCAGGCCTGGGCGATTTCCTTCCAGCTGCGCCAGCCAATGGGGCTGTAAAGACTGGAGAGGTGAAATCCAGCCGTTCGGCCCTGCCCGGGGCAGGTGGCTACCCACCGACCCGACTCCAGCATCTGCGTTTTGGCATGCTCCTCAATCGGGGCCTCACAAGCCTCACACAGGTAGTGCGCCGTCTCGGGCCGCCCCCGGGTCCAGCTCAGGCGCTCAAAGCGAAGCCGCTGCTCATGCCCGCAGTGCGGACAGGGCACCAGAAAGTGACGCTGGTCCGACTGCTCGTACTCGCGCTCGATGCGCGAGGCCCCGGCAATCGTGGGCGTCGAGACAATGAAGATCTTTCGGCGGGCAAACGTGCGGGTCCTGGCTTCGGCCAGCGAAATGGCATCGCCCTCGCCTTCGACGTCGCCGGGGTAGCCATCGACCTCATCCAAAAACAGGTAGCGCACCGGCATGGAGCGCAGGCCGACGGCGCTGTTGGCACCGGTGAGCACCAGCACCCCGCCACGAAACTCCTTGGACAGCACCGTGTTGCCCGAGTCGCGCGATCGCGCCGGCGAGATCAATGAAGAAAGCGTCTGGCTTTCTTCGATCAAGGGATCAATGCGCTGCTTGGAGTTGCGCTTGGCCATCTCCACCGTGGGAGCCACGGCCATCATGGGGCCCGGGGCCATGTGGATCACATAGCCGATCCAGTTGTTGCCCGCCTCGGTGCCGCCGATTTGCGCGCCTTTCATGAAGACCACGCGCTCGACGGGCGAGGACGGCGAGAGGCAGTCCATGATCTCCCGCAGGTAGGGCGTGCGCGCCGTGCGCCAGCGCCCAGGCTCTGAGGCCGACTTGGCCGAGAGCATCCGGTACTGATCGGCCCATTCGGAGACGCTCAGCAGCGGGTCGGGGGTCAGCCCTTCGCGCCAAGCTTGCGCGATCGCCTCCCAGCCGTCGTAGTGATCCGGCACATCGGTGTTCCCAAAAAGTTCCAGGCGAAGGACCTGCGCCTGCAAAAAGCCAGGCGCCACCCCAGGAGGTGCGGCGGATCAATCGACCTGTACGGACAACTCGCCGATGTCGATGAGCTGCTGGCGCACCGCGCCTTCGAGCAGTGTGTACATGCGGTGCGGCGGCACCTGCAGGTCCGAGGCCATCTGAAGCGCCACGCGCGCAGGCCAGTTGAGCCAGGCCTCCCGCTCGGCACGGGCCAGGCGGTACACATGGGCCACGGCCTCGGCGCGATCGACCAACTCGCCTTTTAAGCGGGCCAGGCGCACTTTGCTGGTCTGCGCCTTGAGCACCTCGTTGGCGGTGCGGGCCTGCAGCAGCGTGGTGCCGCCGCTGGTAAAGGCCCCCGGATGGCTGTTCGCCGCAGCCGAGCCCGCGGGGCCAACCGCCTCCCCCAAGGCCTCCCGAACGCTTTGGATGGCCTCGTTGGGCACAGGCCGTTGCAGGGCGCGCTGCGCGCCGCGCTGCTGCGCGGCATCGGTGTTGCGCTGCCAATCCTCATCGGCCCTTTGCACATCAATGCTGCCATCGGGGTTGGCGGTGATGCGCCCGGTGGCCACGGCTTTGCGCACAGCCCCCTCGGATACCCCCCTGTGGCGTGCGTAGGCGCGCATCGAAAGAGCTTGGCTCATGGCTGGCACCTTTTGCGAGCGCGTTCAAAGGTCAAGGGCTAAGCCTGAAAGGAGCCCAGCAGATGACGCCACCCCCGACGCGACCCATCCACTTCCGTGGTGTGTGATGAGGGTTTTGGCGTGATTTGAAGGGCATGCGCGGGCCAGTGCGGGCGTGCGAGGCCATGCCGGCCCGAGTGCCCGAGTGAATCCGTCTGAGACTTGCCCCGACTTGATGTATCCGGGAAATGAAGCGTTCATAGCGCTGTCGATCAACGCGACTGCATCCATCCACCTCGCAAGCCACTTTTTTGGAGCATTCAATGAGCCCCCACCGCAAAGACCCTGTCACCCCAGTCACACCCCTGACCCCCGCCCCCAACGAACTGCTGGAGGCGATCGCCCGAGAGCATCTGCATGTCGAGACGCTTGAGACCCGCCACTGGGACCGGCTGGATTTTCATGAGGTGGCGGTGTGGGGGATTCGCTCGGCCTTGCAAGCGGCCTACGAAGCCGGTTGCCAAGCCACGCAAAGCGCAGGAAAGGCAGCCAACGCGGCAGCTGAGCGCCCCAATCGCGCGAAACGCGCCAAGGCAGATGCCCGGGCGTCTGCAGCCGCTGCCGCAGCGCTTTGAAGAAAGTCGCAAGTCGCGTCATTGCCAACACTCCCAAAGGAAATTCCATGTCCCTGAGCCCATCCCAACGACAAGTCCTTGAAGCCGCCCTGGGCAATCCGGAGCGCCTGGTGGTTCATTTTCCAGACCACCTCAAAGGTGGGGCCCGCGGCAAGGTCCTATCGGCCCTGCACAGCGCAGGCTTGATCACCCTGCACCAGGCATCCACAGCGTCCTTACCCGTCTACGCCGTGAGCGACGCAGGCCTGGCAGCGCTGGGCATCGAGCCACCTGCCCTGACACCCGACCCCGATCACGCCAGTGATCCAGACTCGTTGAGCGCTCCTCAGCGCATGCGCGAGGGCACCAAGCAGGCGGCACTGATGGCCCTACTGAAGAAGCCGCAAGGCGCAAGCCTGAGCGAGATGGCTCAGGTCAGTGGCTGGCAGGCGCACACCCTCCGCGGATTCATCGCCGGCAGCCTCAAAAAGAAGCGGGGCCTGGCAGTCACCTCCGAAAAGGCCCCGGGCCAGGAACGCCGCTACCGCATCGCCTGAAGCACCTTCATCCCAAGACCATCTGCCATGACCATCAAAACCAAAGCCATGACCACAACCATGACTGCGACCAATGCCAATTCGGGGGCCCTCGCCGAGTCCAGACCCAAGGGCCAGGCCCTGGTGCTGACCATTGAACGCAAACCTCTGACTTTGGAGCTGGACGGGCAGCCCATCGAGGTCGAAGAGCTGGGGATCCGACTGCCCTTTGCCCGCAAACCCGCCAACCTGGCCGACCTGTGTGCCAGTGGCCACTACATCGTCTACATCACGCAGACCCGGCTGATGACCCCCGAGGAGTTCGATGGGTTTTCGATGAACCTCATGGCGTCCCGCGATTGGCTCTCGGGCCAAGGCGGCTACGTGGGCCAGGGCCGGCTGTGCGTCGAAGTTCACGCGCCAGGCCGGCCGTACCTCTATGTCGATCCGTCCGGCTCGGACTATGCGCGCTATGTCGCTCGGCTGGGTTGATCGACCACCGAAGCCAGCTGCCTGGCTTCGCTCAGGGTCAGGCCATCACGCTGGCGCACCGCCTGTTTGCCGCTGTAGTCCTGCCAGCGCTGGATGGTCACATCCACAAACTTGGGCTCGAGCTCCATCACAAAAGCGTGACGATCGAGCTTTTCGCAGGCGATCAGCGTGGTGCCCGAGCCGCCGAACATATCCAGCACCGTGTCCCGGCTCTTGGATGAGTTTTTAAGCGCACGCTCGACCAGTTCCACAGGCTTCATGGTCGGGTGCAAGTCGTTGACCCGAGGCTTGTTGTAGAACCAAACGTCCGACTGGTCTCGGTCCCCGCACCAAAAGTGGTCCGAGCCCTGCTTCCAGCCGTACAGGATGGGCTCGTACTGGCGCTGGTAGTCCGCACGCCCCAGCGTAAAAGCATTCTTGGCCCAAATCACAAACGTCGACCATTTGCCCCCTGCATCGAGCCAGGCCTTTTGCAAGGTGTGCAGCTCCGATGAGCTCATGCACACATAGCAGGCACCCTTGGTCACGGCCAGCAGGTTCTGACAGGCGTCATGCAGGAATTGATAAAAGCCCTCGCCCAAGGCATCGTTAAGGATGCGCCGGTCTTTGCCGCGCAGCTTGTCCTTGGCGCTGTTGCCGTAGTCAACGTTGTAGGGCGGATCGGTAAAGGCCATGTCCGCAAGCTGCCCGGCCATCAGGGTTTGCACGTCCGCAGAGACCGTGGCATCACCACACAGCAGCCGGTGGTTGCCCAGGATCCACAGGTCCCCTTGCCGGGAAACCGGCTGCAGAGGTGTCTCTGGAACCGCGTCGTCCTCGGTCAAGCCACCACTTGCCTGCCCGTCATCGAGTAAGCCGTCCAGCTCCTCTGGGCTAAAGCCAATGACGGAGAGGTCATAGTCCATCGACTGCAGCTCTGCGAGTTCCAATTTCAGGAGCTCCTGATCCCACCCGGCGTTTTCTGCAATACGGTTGTCGGCCAGGATGTAGGCCTTCTTTTGCTCAGGGGTCAGGTGCGCCAGCTCAATGACAGGCACCTCTTTAACGCCCAGCTTTCTGGCCGCCATCAAGCGCCCATGGCCAGCGATGACGCCCTTGTCCCCATCCGTGAGGATGGGGTTGGTCCAGCCGTACTCCACGATGGACGCGGCAATCTGGGCCACCTGGGCATCGCTGTGCGTGCGTGCGTTGCGTGCATAGGGAATGAGCGCGTCAATGGCGACCATCCGGATCTGAGGATGCTGCATCTCTTGCCTGTGAACATGCACCGGTGCTCGGGCCGGTGTGGACTGGTGTGGGGTAAACGGGTGGCGCCGCGCCTGCAGGTGCGGATCTGGAATGGGCCCTGCGTACCCGGTGCGTACGCGTACCCGGATTTCGGGACTATCGGTAGCGAAATCTCGCGCTGTTGCCCCCCGCATAGCATCTTGGCCAGGAAGGACCCGTGCCATTTCGCAGAGAGCGGTCAAGGCCAGAGGAAGTGAGGCCCTAAGCGCGGTGCTTGAACGGAAAAGAGGGTGAGGCTTTGAATGCTTGACCGCCTGGGGTTGCGCTCAAAACCTCACCGTAGCCGAAAATGTAGCGCTGAATCGCCCAAATGTTGCAGGGCCCAAGCTGCCCTCAAACCCGCGCATTCCCCCAGCGATTTCAATAGCGCCGCGCACGCGATTTAAAACACGCTAATTTCCTCCGCGCGTCTGGTTGAGCCGGTCGGCAATCACCTGCATGTCGCGCTTCCAGCGCCTCCAGGCCGTGGTGCGGTCGCAGGCAAAGCGCCTGCCGATCTCCTGCCAGTCGTAGCGCTTGGCGCGCATCCACACCAGCAATCGCTCATCGACCTCGAGCACCTGCACCCAGCGCATGGCTTCGAGCATGAGCTCAACGTCCTTAGGCGAGGGCGGGGGCAGGCGATAGAGCCGGTCTCGGTCCGGGTAACCCTCAAACTCCCCGCGCACGATCACGGGCCAGGCACTCACGTAGCCCTGCACTGCCACACGGGGCAAGCGCCTGGCGGTGCGGGCCGCCTCGGTGAACCGGTCGGCCACGGCCTCCAAGGTCCAAGGCTCATCCATGGCAGTCTCCTTGCGCTGGCCGCTGGCCATAGGGTCGCTGGCCATGTAGCCGCTCGCCATACAGCCGCTCGCCGATGCTGTGAATCAACTCGCGCTCCCATGGGCTCAGGCGCCTGTCGTCCTGGGCGATGACGAGGATGTGCTGCTCGCGCCAGCCTTGGCGCTTGGTCGCTTCCACGTCCATGGTCGTGGCTTGCATGCGCCCCAGGGGCGAGGGGTAACGGGCCTCAGGGCACTTCATGCGCGGCCTCCCAGCGTCATGTGGCAAGGTGCCGCCGATCCGTTCAGGCCGGCTGTAGCCGGCTTGAACCCATGGGGCAAAAGCGCCAGAACTGCCGATCTGGCGCAGGGCTCCGACGCAGACGACGCGGCAAAACACAGCTCTTCTATATGCGCGTACGCACGCCCGCGTAGAGAACTACTGTTTTGAACCGTCAGTTGTGTCAGGACGCAAAGATGGGTGGGGGCTCTCATGGTCTGTTTGCCTCTTAGTCGTCGTTGTTGTAGGGATAGGTGCGGGCAGGCAAGGCGGTGGGGGTTTTGAGATCCAGTCCCACGTAGCCACGCACGCCCATGGGGTTGCGCCACTTGTCAAACCGCCGGGCGAGCAAGGCGTCGGCGAAGCGGCGTTGGGTACCCACGTACTCGCCACTGACCTCGGCCCACTGCTTCCAGTCGGCAAAGAGCGTGGCTGTCAGCGCCTTGCTGTTGGCGCCTAAGTTGCAGCGCTCGGCCAGCCACCGGCCCATGGCGTCCTCGGCCTCGAAGTACTCCTCGGTGGCCTGGACCACGGACTGGGGCTGCTTGAGGCCCTGGACCTGCCACAGCAGGCAGCCCTCCAGCGCCCAGGCCAAGATCCCGTCTCGTTCGGCCAAGAGCTTGTCGGTGAGCAGCGGATCGCGCTGTTCGGCGGGCACCGTGATCGTGAAAGGAATGAGGTGCATGCGGCGGCGCATGGCCTCATCGATGTTTCGGATCGCAGGCTTGTGGTTGCCGGCAATGAGCAGCTTGAACTGAGGCCGGTAGGTGAAAAAGTCCTGGTGCATCAGGCGCGCTGTGATGTCGTCGCCACCCGTGATCGCCTTGATCTTGGACTCATTCCAGCGCCTGCCCTGCTCCGTCTCCGTGGCCGAGACAAAGCGGGCGCCCCGAAGGCCAGCCAGGTCCGTGGGGTGGCGGTCGGTGCGCGTTTCCATGAAGGTGTCCATGGGCGCGTTGGCCGCGTAGTCGCCGAGGACCGTGGAGATCACGTTGACGAACACCGACTTGCCGTTGGCGCCCGTTCCGTACAGGAAAAACAGCGCGTGGGTGCTGATGTCGCCCGTCAGGCAGTAGCCCACCACCCGCTGCAGGTAGTGCTGCAGCTCCTCGTCGCCTCCGGTGACGTTGACCAAAAAGCTGCGCCACACCGGGCACGCCCCCTGGGGCGTAGCCGTGGTCACCTTGGTCATGCGCTGCTGGCGGTTGTGCGGCCCGCGGGTGCCGGTTTTGAGATCAACGATGCCGCCCGGGGTGTTCAAAAGCCACGGGTTGGCGTCCCACTCCTCGACCGTGGCGCTGTGCCGGGGGTCGGAGCGCACGATGCGCTCGATGGCCGACATGGTGCCGGCGCTCGCAAGCCGGGACTTTTGCTTGGCACCGTCTGCAAAGAACGAGCCCACGCGCGCCACCTTGCGGCACAGGTGCTGCACATAAAGGGCCTTGTCCACGTTCCAGCGCACGCCGTTCCACACGAGCCACTTGCCCCAGGGCGCGCAGTAGCGCCAGTCCTCGGCAAACTCGTGCGTGAACGCCAGCGCCAGGCCGTCTTCGGTGCCGTAGTCGATGCCCTCGATCGGCAGGGGCACATCCTGCGGGTCCACCTGTCGCACCACGGGCAAGCGCTCGCCGACGGCCAAAAAGCCTGCGATGTCAAAGCCGTCGTGCACGGCGTCGGCGACGTCCCAGCCCTCGGGTTTTTCTGAAGGAGGCTGCAAGATGGCGCAGCTGATCGCTCCGGCCTTGAGGATGGCCTGGGAGGCGTGGTCGGCGTAGTGCCAGCCGGGCTTGTCGCGGTCGGGCCAGATGAGGACGTGTTTGCCTGAAAGTGGCGTCCAGTCCGTCTTGTCCACCGGCGCGTTGGCCCCATGCATGGCGGTCGTGGCGCACACGCCCAGATCGATCAGGGCCTGGGCGCACTTTTCTCCTTCGACCAGCACCACCTGCTCGGCCTTGAGAAGGCCCGGCTGGTTGTAAAGCGGCCGTGGGTCGGGTGGCGCCATCTTGCGACGGCGCACATCCCAGGGCCGAAACTCCTTGCGCCCGGGCTGCGGGTCGTAGCGGTAGACCACGGCCACCAGCTTGCCGGCTGCGTCCAGGTAATCCCACTTGGCTGTGGCCGGACCCAGCTCGTCCACCGGGGGCGCTTTGGCTTTGATTGGAGCCGCCATCTCCTGGGCTGCCATCTCCTGGACGGCCGCAGCGGGGAAAGTAGCCACCCGGCCGAGCCACTCGCGGGCCTTTTGCATGACCTCAGTAAACTGGCCTTGCACGTCCAGGCGGTGGAAGCGTGCCACCAGGTCAAAGACGTCACCGCCGTCGCCCGTGGCCCGGTCGGTCCACAGGCCCGCCTTGGGGCCGGCCAGGAGCAGCTCCAGGCTGTCGCCGGCACCGCCCGCCACATCGCCAATCAAGAACTTGTTGTGCCGGCGCTTACCTTCGGGCCAGATTTGGGGCACCAGCACCGCAAGGCGTGCCACGAGCGCCTCACGGACTTCTGACTTTTCCTGAAGAAGCTGGGCGGGATCTGGGGCGGGTTTTTTGAATGGGGGCTTGGCCGCATCGTTGAAATCAAGCATGCACGGCGCCCTCCTCGGCCGAGCCTGGAAAGCCTGTGTGCGGGGCGCGCTGCTCAGGCGCGCTGGCCAGGCTCGCTGACATGCCCACCTGCCATCGGTGCAACTCGTCGAGGCGGTACCGGACCAATCGGTTGATGCTGTAAAACGGGATACCCAGCGCCTGGCGCTTGTAGGTGTTGACGAAAAAGTAAAGGGGCAGGTTCAAGGCGGCCGCCGCTTGCTGGGCGTTGAGGAAGGTGTCCGCTCGCTTGGCGCTGGCGTGCTGGAGCTGCGTGATCTCACAATTCATGACAAAGGTTCTCCCTGCAGGCCGCCTGGCAGCGGCCCGCATTGGTTGATGTTGGGGGTTGAAAAGCTCTACCCGAAGGTGGACGAGCCGGTGGGACTTGTTACCACCTCGGGCGCCAGGTTCATGCGCACGGGCGGGTACTTGCTGCGTTCATGCTCTTGGACCATGGCTTCCACATAGGCCGTGACGACGGCATCGATCAGCTGCAGGGCCTCGTCTTGGCTGTAGTGACCCAAGGGCTTGTCCATGCCAATCACACCGGCAGCCTGCCCCAGGGGTTTGAAGCAAGCCCGTCGGGCAGAAAGCTCAGCGTGTGTGGCGTTCATGGCCGCACCTGGGTTCGCTTGGAGGCCGCGCTCCAGGCTTTGGATGCCCTTGAGGTACAGCCTGTGAAAGCACGCCTGGCATCGCCGCGAGCAAAACACCCAGTCGATCGGGTAGCGCTGGGCATGGCCCACCCGAAACCGGATGTCTACGTGCCCATAGCCCCGGGCCTCGCGGCAGCAGATCCAGCACATCATGGCCATGGTTCATCACTGCGCCCATGCCGGCGGCCCTTGCGTGGTGTGGGGGGCCGGCACGCGGCTGGCATGACCAACAGCAGGTGGCTGGGGCGCGTATGCGGATGGGAAAGCAAGCATGGGGGCCGCCATGGCCGGCGCCCCACTTGCGCCACCGGGACCTCCAGTGCCGGGTCCTCCGGCGCCAGGACTGCCATCACGCACCATCTTGAGCTCCACCAGCTCGGCGTAAGCCGGGTGGTCCGGCTCAATCACCAGCCGAATGAGGTTGCGCTGCTCACCCTTGGAGTCTTTCTCGACCCCGATGCGCGCGCCAAACACCAGCCCGTCGAGTTCGGCAAAGCCTCGGATCTGCCGGGCGCGCAGCGCCTCTAGGGAGTGGTCGTCGGGGTGGATGCCGCGCGAGCTGTTGAGCACTGCCTTGATGAAGCTGCGCCCCATCTGACCCCAGGTGGGGCCTTTGTTGGAATGCAAGCCCACATTGCTCCACACCTTGCGCTTGGCATACGGGCCGCTGAGTAAGACGAACTCACAGGCCAAAAACACAGCGCCGGTTTCTTCGGAGGCGGTGGCATAGCCGCCGGTCCATCCCTTGCTCGGGTCGTCGTAGCCGCCCGGCTTGATGGTCATGCGCACGAGCGCCTGGGTCCCTTTGGGGATGAGGTCAAAGCCGCCTTGCTGGGCATCGGCGTCATTGAAGTCACACCAGTTGACGCTGCCTGTCGGGCTGGGGTGGTGAATTGAGGCGGGGTAAGAGTCTTGGTTCATGGGTGGATGTCGGTTGTCGTTTGAATGCAGGGGATGGCCGGGAGTGGCCGGACTCACGGGGGGCTGGACAGCTGGGTGGACCCGGCCCAACGAATGCAGAACTGGGGCTCACCCAGGCGCACCTGGCGCGCCGGCTCGAAGGCGGCCTTGAGCATCGGATGCCAGCGCGCGTAGTCGGCTTCGGCGACCGACAGCTGGATCTGCATGAAGTCCTGCACGCGGTCACCGGCGGCCACCATCCGATCGGCAATCTCGGACAAGTGCCGCTGGTCCCAGAGGACCTCGGTGGGCTGATTCATTTCGATCTGCAGGTCGCCGTCGTCGATGCACAGGCTGCGGTCACTGCTGCGCCCAAGCTGCTCGGCGTAGCGGATTTCCATGGCGCGGTTGATGCGCGCGCGCATCTGCTCGCTCCAGCGCTGCAGCTGCTCGACAGAGCCGCTGAAGTGAGCCAGCTCGTCTTTTGCCAAGCGGCTGATCTGGCCTTCGGAGAGGTCGGGCAGGGCCGCCTCGTTCAATTGAAGATGGTTCATGGCGCAGCCCCCTTTCACACGTTGGCTTTTTGGGAGGTGGAGACGTGCTGGACGCCGTTTTCAAAGGCGACCACCGCCTTGAGCGGGTAGCTCACCCGCTTGCCCAGCTTGAGGTAATGAGGGCCGCGCCCTTCCATGCGCCAGCGCTGCAGGGTCTTGGGGCTCATGCCCCAGCGCGAAGCCAGGTCGGCTTCAGTGAGGACCAACTTGTCAGGCAGCGAGGCCTGGGTGGCGGGGATGACGTGAAGCGGCTGGGACGCTCCGGGCGCTGGTGTTGCAAGCAGCATGTTCACTCCTTTCAGTGACGAGGGGGACAACGCTGCTATTGCAAAAAATCATCCAAGAACTGATAAGGAGGCAATCAAAGAACTGGGGGCGGTATTGGCAGTTCTTTGATTGCGCAGAACCTGAAATCATGGAAGCGGCCCTGCCCCCAACTGCATCAGACAGCCCATATCAGTTGATACAGCCCCAAGCGCCTCTGCCGCACCACCAAGCGTTCATAGGCATGCAGCGGCCCCTCATAGGCGAGATCGCCGCGGTTGGTCCTCTTGATCTTGAAAAGATCGATCGGCCGGTCGCTGGACAGACTCGCCTGCCGCATGAGGAACTCGGCCGATTGCGCCTCGGCCCGCTGCCGCCAAAGGACCGCAAACAACTGGGCCTGTGCCGCCGTCAGCCGGATCGGGCCGTGTGGCCAGTCATCCAGCAAGACTTGGCTGAAATCGGCCGTGAACGGCCCGTGCACGGCATACACGGCAGACACCGCTGCAGGCTCCCGCACTTCAGCGCCCTCACCCTCACCCTGCGCCTGAGAGACATGCCGCAGGGCCAGCCCATGGAGGGCAAAGCGCTCTTCCAGGTGCCACCAGGTCGCTGTGCCGGCCAGAGGCTGGGCGGGGACCTTCCCCAGTGGGCGCGGTGTGATGACCCAGCTGCTGCGCCGTGGCGTGTGCCCATGAAAGATCTGAAGCGCGTTCAACAAGATCCCATGGATGCTGCGTCCGAGCACCACGGATCGTCGCCGGTGCAGGCCGATGTCCCACACCCCATCGGCCAGGGGTGTGATGGGGTCACGAGTATTGATGTCCAAAGCGCCTCGCAGCTTGCGAATGAGCCACTGCTCGTCAAAGCGCCAGCGGCGCAAGGCTGCGGCCTCCACGGGCGCCAAACCGCACTCCGGGCACTCCACCATGAGCCCCTCGTGGGATCGAGCCACCCGACCGCTGTGAAGGCCGCAGTAATCGCACAGGGCGTACTGGGCCTGCGCGGCAAGAGGCACAACCGCCTTGACCTCGCAAAGCAGCCCCAGGGCTTTTGTCTGCCCCGGCGGCAGTGAGCTCTCCAGCCAAGCGCCTTGCCGCAGGAAAAGCATGCCCGCCAGGCCCATGGCCTGTTGATGAACGGTACCTGCCACACGGGCCTCAGCCGAACAAGTCGCTGCGCTGGATGCTTCCCGCCGACGGTGGCAATGCGCTGGTCTCCAGCAGCTGATTGGGCTGCAAGATGCCCAGCTGCACCAAGTAGCCTTCGAGCTGGGCGCGCAGCTTTTCATCAAACTTGTGCAGGTTCAGCCGCCCGCGGCTGGTGACCTCCACACTCACGACCGCGCAGCGGCTGCGCCCCGGCTCGGGCGCCAGGAAAAAGTTCAGGGTCGCCGCCTGGATGGACCAACCCAGGCTCAAGGGGTTGCGCACGCCCAGGCAGTCATGCAGCAGCTCGGTCACGCAGCGCTGGTCGCTTGCGGCGCTGGCCACGCACTCCATCTTGAGCCGGCCGCACTCGCTGACCACCACCAGGGTTTTGACCTGGAAGGCCACAAAGCCGTCGTCCAGCGCCTTGGGAACATTCAGGCCCAGGCGCAGTGAGGATAAATCCAGCCGGGGCGTCGGGATGCGCTGCGCCTGGGTGAAGGCACCCAGCAAATGCCGAGCGAACGCCTCGCAGAGCATGGCGTGGTACCGAAAGCCGCCGCGGATGATGGTTCGGGCCACGCCCGTGGCAGGCGAGTACTCGAGCACCATGTGAATGTTGGGGCTGCCCACCCGCCGCTGCAGCTCGCTGCCTTCGAACTCCAGCCGCGCCGTGGCCAGGTCCTTAGCGTGGATGGAAATGAGCTGCACACCCCGGGCGCGCTCGAGCACGTGAATGACGCACACCTCTCCGCAGCCGAGCTCACGCTGGTAAAAGCCCTTGATGGCTTCGGCAAAGGCAGCCAGCGATCCTTCATCGCGCGCCACGGGCCGGCTGATGCCCAAATCGTGCTGCTGGGCCTGCTGCTCGTGGTGATCCAGGTACTCGATCTCGGTGGCAGCCTCGAACAGCGCGGGGTGATGGACGTAGAGCCAAAAGGCGCGGTGCATGTCGCTTTTGCAGGCGATGAGCCCGACCAGCTCGGTGGCACTGGCGTGGGCCGCCTGGAACATGGCCTGCTTGCCCAAGGGGTGCGCCAGCAAGGCGCTGGCATGGAGCCCCGCCACGATGCGGTCGCGTGCGGCGATGTCGGGGTGGCTTTGCACCAAGGCGATCAGACGCCGGGAGGTGCTGACGTTGTCCGTCCATTGCCAGTCCGGCGGCAGGGGAAGGCCCTGGCGTTCCAAAAATGTCTTGAGCGTTTCGTCAACGGGCAGACTCAGCAAGATGTCTGCATAGGTCAGTGGCTTGCTCACCGCGCGTCTCCTCCTTCTCCTTCGGTCCATGCCTTCTGTACCCGGGGCCTCCCACCCCAGCTTGGACGGCCCCGTCTGTGCGGTGCTCGTTTCCATCTTTTACAAATGCTGGATGAATATACAGTATTTGGATGAGCTGTCAAAAGGCAGCCATCAGGCCTGTGTGCCATCGCATCCCCAAGGCGATCTGGCCAATTGAAGGGGGGCTGCCGGGCCGATGGCTCCCCCTTCCCCCTCATTGGCCCGCGTTCAACCGCCAAAACGCGTTACGCATGAAGGGCGGCGTTTTTACGATCTGGCGGTGTTTTTTCTCCGTCACCCAAGCCCGCCATGCATTCCCATTTCAGCCCTTCCACGAACAGCGCGCATCCAGGCATTGACAGTCCTCCTGGGCGCCCCACGCGCAGCCTTCACCTGAGCCTGGAGCAGATCGCAGGCCACATCAGCAAGGCCCTGGTCAATGAGCGCCGCACCCTCGCGCATGAACACCGCAGTCGGCTTTATGCGACTGACCTGGACGAGTTTCTCGACATCGTTGGCCACCAGAGCGTCAATGCGAACCCGTCTTGCCACTCAGGAGAACCACGATGACCACTCCCACCCCTTACCCAAGCACCCGGCCCGTCCGATCGGCCGCCAAAACCCTGCAAATCACCCAGCAGATCGCAGCCCTGCCGGGCCTACCCATGCCAGAGCTTTGGAAGCTGTGGGACCAGCACTTTTCCAACCGTCCCACCCACCCCAACCGCCGGCACCTGGAGTCCAGGCTCGCCTACCGGATGCAAGAGGCGGTCTTTGGCGGACTGCCCCTTCCCACCAAGAGCTTGCTGACCGAGTTTGGGGAGCGCCTTTCCAAGATCCGGTCCAGCCCGCGCAAGCCTGACGCGCTCCTGCCAGGCACCGTCCTGCTGCGCGAGTTCGATGGCCAGGAGTTCCGGGTCACCGTCTTGGCCGATGGGCGCTATGAGATTGGCGGCAAGGTCTACAAAAGCCTGTCCGGCATCGCCCGCATGATCACCGGCACCAATTGGTCTGGGCGGTCGTTCTTCAGGCTCAAAGAAAAGACCCCGTCATGAGCCCCGCAGCTGAAAAAGTCACGCCTAAGCGCTGCGCGGTCTACTGCCGCGTGTCTTCGGACGAACGCCTGGACCAGACCTTCAACTCCATCGATGCCCAGCGCGAGGCAGGGGCGGCCTTTGTGGCCAGCCAAAAGGCCGAGGGCTGGAGCCTGGTGCCTGATACCTATGAGGATGCGGGCTTTTCCGGTGGAAACATGGACCGCCCGGGCCTCAAACGCTTGCTGGCTGACATCAAGGCCGGCAAGGTCGACATCATCGTGGTCTACAAGATCGACCGGCTGTCGCGGTCCCTGGCCGACTTTGCCAAGATGGTCGAGCTCTTTGACCAGCACAAGGTGAGCTTTAGCTCGGTGACGCAGCAGATCAACTCGGCCACCTCCATGGGCCGGCTCATGCTCAATGTGCTGCTGTCCTTTGCCCAGTTCGAGCGCGAGGTCACGAGCGAGCGCATCCGCGACAAGATCACGGCCTCCAAGCGCAAGGGCCTGTGGATGGGCGGGGTCGTGCCCCTGGGCTACACGGTGGTCAACCGCAAGCTGGTCATTGAGCCCAAGGAGGCCGAGACCGTGCGGTGGATCTTTGATGCGTTTTTGCAAACGCACTCGACCACGCACATGGTCAAAAAGCTCGCCGATGAAGGCGTGCGCAGCAAGCGAGGGGCCCTGCTGTCCAAGCAGACCATCTACAAAATCCTGCACAACCGCATGTACCTGGGCATGCTCAACCACAAGGGCGCGCACTATCCCGGCGAGCATCCGCCCATCGTGGAGCAGGCCATTTGGGACAAGGTCCAGGCCATCATGGCGGTCGACCCCAAAAAGCGCCACCGCCAGTCCCATGGCGTGGCGAGTGACCATTTGCTGCGCGGGATGCTCTACACCGAGCAAGGCGAGCTTTACCTGCCCACCAGCACCCGAAAGCGCGGAGGCCCCACCTACCGGTACTACGTGGTCAACAAGAACCACAACATGGGTGCCGGCATGGGCTCCACCGGGAACTTGGTCGCAGCCACCATCGAGACCGCCGTGATGCAGCAGGTGCTGGAGGTGCTCACCACCGGCCACATGGTGCACCGCTACTGGCAGCACATTCAGGCGGTCAACCCGGAGCTGACCGAGCCGGAGGTGGTGGTCACGCTGTTCCAGCGCACGGCCGCTGTTTGGAACCAGCTCTTTCCGGATGTGAAAAGGGAGATCGTCAGGAGCCTGCTCAAGCGCGTGACGGTGCACAAGGATGGCTTGGCCCTGAACTGGCGCTACGAGGCCTGGGGCGCGTTCATCGGGGAGCTCAAGCCCGGGACCACGGCCAGGGAACTCAACGAATTGGAGTTCGCATGAAAAAGCTGCGATCCGAGCAAACGCCCGTCGCAAGGCCCGAACCCAGGCCCGACTTTGACCCGCCGACCACCTTTGTGCCGATGCGCTTTGCAAGGCGTGGGGGCAAGTCAGCGGTCATTCGGCCGGAAGAAGAAGCGGCCAAGCTGGCAGAGTTCCCGGCCCTGCCCAACAACGCCTTGCTGACCGCCCTTGCCCGCGCGCTCTACTGGCAAAAGCTGCTCGATGAAGGGCTGGTTCAAAGCGGCAGTGACATTGCCCGCAAGGAAGGGCTGGACGTGAGCACTGTCAACGAGCTGCTGCGCCTGACGCTGCTGGATCCGTACATCGTTGACGACATCATGGCCGGCCGCCAGCCGCCCGAATTGACGGCCCACTGGTTCTGCAGCCACCCTCTGCCGGTGAACTGGCATGAGCAGCAGATGTTGGTGGCTCAGGTGGGGCCGCGGTGGTGAGTGGCGGGCGCCAGCTTTGAAAGCGTGAGGCAGGTTAGCAGCGGTGGCGGTGGTTGTCACCCCCGTATACAACGACAGCTACCGGCCAAGAGCAAACACCGCACCTTGTAGCCGAAAGCAGTCACTTCATCCCTCTTTTTTTGGCGGGGGAGAGGTCGCTAAGGCTTCGCACCCTAGAATTTGCAGCGGTTCATCGTGCTGCACCAGTAACCGCGCAAGCCCGTGAACTCAAACTTTAGTCGCCGAATAGGAAATTTCTCTATGACTGGTATTTCCGACGTTGAAAAGCAAAAGGTGCTCGAGGCTCTCGACGAAGCGGGAGCAAATCTGCCCTGCCCTCGGTGCGGAAATGGCCAGTTCTCGCTCGTCGATGGTTACTTTAACCATCCAATTCAAACTTCACTTGGTGGGCTAGTGATTGGAGGCCCAAGCGTTCCGTCAGTGGTCGTGGTCTGCAATAAATGTGGTTTCATCTCCCAGCATGCGTTGGGGGCGTTGAATCTACTGCCCAAGACGCCAGAACCCGGAGAGGTCAAATAGCCATGGCTACAAAACCCACCTCCACAGAAGTAATGACAACCGCGCTTACCAATCAGTTAGCGCAGAACACGCGAGTCCATTTCAACCTCGATCAAAACGCGATCATCACGACTGAAGACAAAGTCCGATTGGTCCTGCTAACGCACCTCTCTATCCTTGAACAGAAGAAGTCATGGATTGCCCCTGCGGGCGTATTTATCACGATCCTGACTTCATTCGTCACAACCAATTTCAAAGACTTTTTGCTCCCGGCCTCCACTTGGGAAGCGATCTTCCTTTTATCCGGTGTGGCTTCGTTTGTATGGTTGGTCGTTGCTCTAAAGCAGGCATACAGCGCGCCCAGCGTTGATGACATTGTTTCCGAGTTGAAGACATCAGGGCAAAGTAACCCCGGGGTGCCAATCAGTGGCTAACCCACTGCTATGTAGGGGCGCTACGCCGACAAGCGGGCTTCGCGCCTCTGAGCTAGCACGTTGAGGATCCGCTTTCCCAGTCGCTGACCGACAGCAACGGGTCGAAACCAGCCGGTCAGTAGCCTCTGATCAAAGGGCAGGTCTCGACCCGAAGCGGGCATTTGGCCGCACTCCATAGCGACCGTTCGTTTGGTCAATTGACCGCCGCCATCGGCCGTCTCGATAAATCCAGCGATACGCGGCGGGCTAAGTGCGATGGTCAGCCCAGCGACCAACCGCCGGAGCCTTGAACCAACTGGAACTTCGTTGGATCGACGTTGATCACTGTGTTGTTCTTGTAATTCTCAGGGTCAAATTCCTTGCGTAAATTGGCGTCGATAGGCGCCAGGACGCGCCCACTTCCAGCGCTGGGCTCGATCGGCGAGTACAAATACACGCCGTCGAAGGGATGTTTCTCTCGATCCAAAAAGACGCGCACAAGGTTGATCAAACTCTCGCTTGGCGTGAAGCCCCAGTGCGTGATGTAGGTGAGCAGATGGAGCGCTCTTCCAATGCGGCCCGAGTACCGAACTGCCTTCTTCATGATCATGGCAGTAATGATTTTTGCCAGGTCGTAAGGCTTATATGCGGCGGGCACTTTGTCGTAACCCCCGAAGAGTTCTAACGGTGCGATCTCCATGAGCTCAAGCCATGCCTTGTTCCCATTAGGCAAAGTGATCGTGAAATCGAAGTCGTTTTCTGAGTTCTGTACCGGTTCAGACATGAACCATTTCATGCCGCTTTGCGACATCAACATGTTCATCGATGAGATGAAGTCGCTGACCATCAGCACTTCGACTGCGTCCTTCTCTTTCGGGAAGACGATCTTCTCGAAGGAGTGACTCACAGTTCCGTCCGTCTTAACTGTCAACTTGTTTGGGCCTAGTATCCCTGTCGGTTTCTTCGCCAT